CCGAAGATTGTGGCATGGCGGTTCACGTATGCCGACGGCGCTTCGATTACTGAGGTATTAAACTTTAGCGATGAAATTTTTATTGTGGATGGCAGTGTAGAGGGGTGGTCGGTGAGTAATCTACTAAACAGCACCGATTCTTCGATGTTTTATGAGGCAGATGGAGCGGTGTCGCCGCGTTCGATTTCATTTGTAAAACATAAGTGATATGGGAAACAAAATAAACATTCTGGAAGTCCTGACCAGGATCAGTCAGGTGACGCAGGACATCAATGTAGGGGCTCAGCTATTTAATACGATGGCTGAGAAGTATGAAGGTAAGGAGATTACCTTTGAGGATGTTGTGGGCGATATTATGCCGGAGATAGCCAAGAATTTAGTTGTGTGGAAGAAGTACACAAATGAAAAGGGGGATGCATTTATTGACAGGATTGTCAAAATAGTGACGTGATTTTTTATTTTAAGGAATAAGGCGCTTGCACATACAGGAATTGGTGCACCATACATAGGACTGTTGACATGGTGCTGTGTTTTGGTTGGAGGTCGAACCCCAGAGCGCCTCTGATTAAATTGATGCATTATGATGGCTCTGGGGACAGTTAAATATGCAAACTCAAACTTGTTGTTAATGATTGCGCCTATAATTATTCTGGTTACTCTTTATGTGTTGCAGGTGCCTACGGTTACTGTGGACATGCATCTGTATGAAATCGTAAAATATCTGCTGATTACTCTTTTAACCTTTATATGTGGTCTTGGCGTGAAAGAGATCATAAACTTACGGAGAAGTGTTGATTCGCTTCGCATAGAAACGGTTGAACTGAAAGTGGCGATGAATGCCAATAAGTCGGAGATTGGAAGTATCAATCGCCGGATAGACAATGTAAGCAGTCAGGTTTCCGGTATTGCCGAAGACTTACATGAGATACGGGGCGAGCTCAAAGGCGTAAAAGAAGATGTAACAAACCTTAAAAAAAGGCGAACATGACAATTGAATCCATTTCGGTTTTTTTTCTCGGACTAATAGCTTATTGGATTACTAAAATCTACAATACGAAGGTGAAGTATAAGCGTCACTTCATTTTTTTGAAGTATGTTCAGTCAAATGCATTGGCTATTTTAGCGTCCGTGGCGATGGGTGGTGTGGCGTATTTTGTCTTACCATCCATTATGGATGTAAAGAACAGTTTAGCTGCGGCTGCAATCGCCGGTTATTTTAATGCTTCTGTGGTTCGGTTTTTGTCTGGTGTTTTTAAGTAGTGTTGATAATATGTTATGTTGTTTTGTTTGAAATGTATTATATTTACGTCCGATAAGATAGATTATGGCAGAAAATCCTGTTGACACATCTGTGGTTTCGGAGACTAATGAAAGTTCTCCGGCGGCTGTGCCTACTATTGATGATATGGTAAATAAGGCACAGGAAAAGATGCGTGGTGTGTCGGTCAAAAAAGAGATTGATGACAAGCCTGTGCAGAAAACGGGTGATGACTTTCCGGATGGAGGAACGGATATTCAAACGGATTCGTCTAAGCCCGTGGAAGCTGATCCCGTTGCTTCGGACGTGGAGATAGACGACGATCTGCGCCGACTTATTGATGAGTTAAAAATAGACGATGTATCGGATGGCGATGCCGGCGACACATCGTCTGGCAGCAGGGAAGAGCCTTCTCTTGTTGCGATAAAAGAAATTGCCGGACGGCTTGGGATTAAAGCCGAAACGCTGGATGACCTTGAGCGAGGTGTCGCAGCGAAGATTAAGTCCGCCTCATCCTACACAGAGGAAACGGAGCCGCTCCGGGAGATAGATCAGGCGCTTGCGCTTGATGACCGCGAATTGATTGCTGCGGTGCGTAAATACGAAGGGTATTCAGATGAGGAAGCTGCTCAGTATCTCGACAATTTGGAAAAGTCGCAGAACAAGGAGCAGATCAAAAATGAAGCCCTTCACATACGAGTGTCTTTGCGTAATGAGCGCAAGAAAATTGAATCGGTTATCGAGCAGCGCAGGGCGCAGGCCGATTCCATCAGGTCTCAGTTTGAGAACGATATTCGTTCACGGGTGATGAAGATGGATAAGGTTTATGGCGTACCGATAGACAAACAGGAAAACGGGAAGTTTGCCGACGAGATACTGTCTCGTGAGTTTGACAAGGTGCTTGAGAATCCGGATGAATACTTGCAGCTAATGCGGCTCAAACGAGATTTTGCGAAAGTGCGCAATTATTGGTTTGAGCAAGGCGCTCGTGCCGGGGCGAACAAAATCGTCCAGAAGTATAAGTCAAAGCTAAATAACGCCGACCCTGCTATCGGCGGTCGTGCTGGTTCAGCACCAAGGGAAGAAAAAAAGGATACCCTTGACAGCAATGTAGATAAGGCTAAGGCGGCCATCCGTGCAAAAGCCGGTGGTATGATACCGAGGCGGTGATTATTTTTTGTAACAACAAAATTTTACTACATTGGATTACGGTAATGCAATCGTGTTGAGCCGCGGGACAGAGTCTCCCAATCAGGTTTCAACAGAGCAGAATCTTATCACAGCGCTCATGATGCGTCCCGATTTTGCGGAAGACCTTTATGTTGCGTTCCCATATTTTTCTTTGCTTTCAACGACATCGGCGTTTCAGATGATGTCGCCTGAGTATACTTATGACAACCATAAGAGTTATTTTGTTTTGGGTCGTGGGGACAATCCGTTGACATATTTATCAACGGTGAGTGGCTCAGGGGCAAACAATACGCCGTTTGTTATTCGTTGTGCGGAAGGATATGGTCAGCCGAATCAAACGCTTCGTACAACCGATGGTTTGATTCTTCAAATTCAGTCGAGTCCAACACCTTCATCCGGTGGGTATGACTATACGGTCAAATTTGTTGCGCCGGGTCTTACATGGAACTCTGGTGATTATGCTTCCGGAGACAAGTTTGGTGTAGGAGCTCAGATTTATGGGGAGGGTTCTGTACGTGCGTATGGAACAATTCAGTATCCTGATCTCATCACCAATTACACTACGATTACCCGTTACGACAGAACGGTCACCGGCTCGGCAGCTGCCAGCGGTACATGGCTTGGGATTGGCGATGCGAAGTTCTATGTTGGAACAGACAGCCAATGGTTCTATAACAACTTCATGCGTTCCGATTCTGGATTTTTGTATGAAAAGGAGAAGCTGTTTTGGGACGGTGTCTCCAATATCCTGAGCGGAAAGGCTGTTTCGACAGACCCTCAGACGGGCAATCCCATGTACACCGGCAATGGTTTTGAGCAGCAGATAAGCAATACAACCACTGCGACGTATTCCATTTCCGATTTTGTGGAATCATGGATTCAGGATCAGTTGGCCAAGTTTGTCTATAATGCCGGTCTTGCCAGTTGCAGCGTTGATGTGCATACCGGTTCGGGTGGTTATTCATTGTTTCAGAAGGCGATGAAGAACTATATTCAGTCTCAGCTTCGTCTGAATACGGATGCAAACAGCGCCCGTATTGTGATGGTAGGGGCTGATATTACCGAATATTTCATCAACGATTGCAGCATTAAAGTGTACAAGAATCCGGTTCTTTCTGACCCGAATTACAATACAAAACTCGATGGTCAGACAGGGTTCCCGACGAGGTCGTTCAATTTCTATGGAATTGTTCGTGACACCGATGATGGTATTCCTACTGTGCAGCGTGTGGTTCGCAACTTCAACGGAGTGAATCGCTCGATGGTGATTTCCGAAGAGCCGGGGATTATGACTAAAAACGGAATTTCGTCAAACGGGTATGACGGTAAGACCTTTCATTTCCTTAGCGAGGATATGATTGTTCTTCGCAAGCCGAATCGGGTGTTCCGGTGGATTCGTTCAGTTTGATTTTTTAACAGATAAATAAAAGCTGATGACAGGTAAACAACAGACTACGGGTGGGGGGGTTGTAAGCGGTCTCCCCATTCCTGCTGTTAAGTTGATTAACGACAGCAATGCCGGGTATTACATTATTGAATTTGAGAATCCAAGATTGTCAAACCCAATTTATCTTGACAAAAGCGGGTTTCGTGATGCCAATGGCAGGTTGGTTCAGTATCGGTCTCCGTTTACGAATGAGCCGGAGGACATTGTGATTACGGCGCCTACATTTCGTCTTGATTTGCGAACAGAAGAGGGCAAGGCAAAAGCGGATTATATCCGTGCCTTTGACATTCGCAAGCGTCTTGGAAGCAAGGTGAAGATTACGGATGGAGCCAAGCAGGTAGATGAGCGGGTTACTGCCGAAGAGAAGGAGTATATGGTTCGGGCAAAGATTACCCCGTACCTGTCAGACCCGATCAAGTTGCAGGCGCTGGCGTTGAATCTTGGTGGCATTGAAGTCAATGGTGCCAGAAGCAACGACGTAAAGGCGGCTATTTATGATCGTGTCCGTTCCAGTCCGCAAGATGTGCTCAAGGTTATTGATGATGAAGATTTTGAGTATAAGACAACCATTTTGGTTGGCGCTGCAAAGAAGGTTATCACAGAGAAGAGCCCCGGTGTCTTTTATTATGGACAGGTTTATCTCGGTGGGAATCTTGCTCAGGCCGTCAAGTGGTGCAGAGACAACCCGAATGAGTATGTTGGGATTGTGACAGAACTCAATTCAATGAAGTAGCGTGACGTATCAACAGATCATTGACTATGCCAACATTGAGATTGACCAGTATCGGATGCCGTTTTTTGACCCGGATCGCGAGGCGGTTATCCTTTATGATGCCATCATTGAGTTTGTGTCACAGGCATACATGGAGGGGGAGCGTAATGAGCGGCGACGTCAGGACTTGATTGATTTTGTTCGTCCATACGAGCCGTCCGGTGGGACGAACATTATTAATCTTACGTCCATAGACGGGTTTTTGTATGTGTTTGAGCTTGCCGGCGTTTTTACCGATCCATGTGATGCGGCGAAGACGATGACGAGGCCGATTAAACCTCAGAAGATGGACAAGCATTTTCGTTCTTTGATTGATACCTTTGAGCGTCCGGATGACTATTATCCGCAGTATATCGAGTATCGAAACGGGGATGTCAGAACCATAGAGGTGATAAGTGATACGGTGCCTGTTGGGTATCGGATGTATTACATTAAGCAGCCATATGCTCCGTCGTCCACTGAACTTGGGTTGGAGCCTGAATTTGGAAGCAAGCGTCCGATATGTCTTGAGGTGGGTAAAATTTTCAAGCGTAAAATCATGGAGGCGGCCGATGATTTCAACAGGTATTCGATAGAGCAGAATGAGATTGCGTTGCAGCGATAATTTCTAATTCACAAAATTTTTTCAAATGGCAACCTTTGTTAATCCAAACAGCTGCAATCCTGTAAGCTGTTATTTAGTATTCAACGATTCCTCTCCTGCGGAGTACCAAACCCCCGTTCTCAAAAACGGGCAGCTTACGCTGGATGATGGAACAAATCAGTTAAAAATTTGCTACACCAACATTCTTTGCGGTGGCGATGGTGCGGCAAAGATTTGTTATACAGCCGGTACTGCCAAGCAGTCAACGGTAACGGTTGTGACCGCCCCGTCTTCATCTTGCTGTGGCAATACGATTTCCTATGGCATTACGATCCGGTGGAACATCGCCTGTGGTCAATGGCAAGAGGAAACCTTTGAGGTGATTGGTCAGGGGGATGCTCCGGACACCGTGACGACGATTGCCACACGGTTGAAAAATGCAATAAATGCCAACCCGTTGATTCCGGTTACAGCAAGTAATGTGGCCGGGGTTATTACGCTGGTTGCAGACGAGGCAGGAATTGATTTCCATACGTCGGTATCGGCATCGGTCAGCGGCGCCATTACCACGGCGGTTACCGTGGCTAACGTGAATCCGTTTGGTCGTCCGGAAGACCTTGAGGCGATGGGCGTTCCGTCAGACCTTATTGACCAGTCGGCGACATACAATGCGGTGCGTATATCGTATTGGGGTACTGCCGACTCGACGACCCAGCAGCCCAAATGTAAGTGTTATGTGTTGAAGGAGTGTTGGGTTTTTGTTGAGGATGGTGGCGCCGCAGAGTCGGATATTCTTACCGGTGCCAATGCGCTCCAGGCTATTCTTGCCGGTTCGACAAGCGGCGCCCTGACTCTTGGTGATTACATCGGAAAGCAGAGCACGTTCTGTTCCTGATTTCCGTTATGATATTTGTTGTTTCGTTGTGTTTGTTTCTTTGGTTGGGCGGGAGTTTTGGGAGTTCTCCCGCCCCTTTTTTGAGTTGGCAAGATGGCGGTCTCGAAATCAAAACTTACATTACAGTCTATGGTGGATTCCATTATCCGGACGGCAAGAGCCGGCGGCGTCCCTTCTGATGACGAGCGATGGAATCCAATGCATATTGCCTATCTTATTCATCACTATCGTGCTGAGTTTATTTATGCCAATGCGTTTATGCACAACCCGATTAATCCGGAGATTGACCCGCAGACTGTTCAGGACTTGGGGTGTGTGAAGCTGGAAGAAGCCGACCAGTCGGAATGTGCCAATGTGCCATGGGGGTGTTTGGTGAAGAAGGTATCTAACGTGCCGAAGTTTATTGATTTGCCCGGGATGGCTGCGGTAACGTATGTTGGCACGATAGGCAAGGGGTTAAGTTTGGACTCGGAGAATTTTCATTATGTTTCTCGTGAAACATTGCGCGGGCGGCTTTCGCTTCGGTTTGCCGGCGCCGTTACTTTTTGGACGATGGTAGGCCAAACCATTTATGTCATCACTCAAAACAAGGAATTGTGTTGGGTGAACATTGCCGGCGTTTTTGAAGACCCGACGGCGGTACGTTCTTTTTCAGATGATGGGTCAAGTTGCGGGTTTAGTTATACGGATGACGATTATCCTGTTTCGCGCAGGATGGCAGAAGATATTCAGCAGGCGATTTTGCATAATGAGATCGGCGTGTTTTTGCAGACAGTTTCTGATGAAGTAAATGATTCTCAATCTATATGAAGAAGAATAAGAAGAAAGATTCACTTATTAAGTTCCCTCGTGTTTATGTAAGAAGTGTGGTGAGGTGGGGGAGCCGGGTTACAGATAATAAGAATCAAAAGCAGGCTGTTACAAATCATGGGTGGTAATAGAGTATCCATTCAGACCCTTGTTCCGCTTTTGTCGCTTGACACGGGCAGGACGGACATTGAAGGCATGACTGATTTAATTGCCGAGATGGCGCTTGAGGCGGAGCGCAAGATTCAGACGCGGCGGTGGTTGGACGAAATAAAGCCTCCGGTGCCGATTACATTGACGGTATCTAATTACCGGGCGGTTTTGCCGAAGGATTATTATGATTGTGATGAGATTGAGTATTGTGCCATGCAGGGTGTCTGTTCGTGCGGTGCATCTCCGTGTACCTGTTCTTGTGATTGCGGCATATCATCGGCGAATGCCATTGGCTCGTCGTGTGGATGCGGTGCGTGGTCATATGGCGCATGGGGCTATTACATGGGCAGACGTCCTGATTTCCGTATTGAAGGGTGCTATATCATGGCGCCATTCAGGACAGGAGCCGTTCAGATCAACTATTTTGCAATACCATTAGATGAGGCGGGGTATCCGGAGATTATGGAGAGTCATCGCGATGCCATTCGTGCATATTGTCTTTGGGAGTTAAATCGGTCGAACTGGCTGACGGGCAAGATTAGTGATGTGAAATACAAGATATTGGAAGACAGGTGGAAGGATTTGTGTGTGCAGGCGCGCGGTATGGATAATATGCCAACGCGGCGGGAGATGGCGACGGCGGCGGCGGTATCCAACGATCCGTGGAAGTTCAAAAAAGTACCAGGTAGGTACTATGGCGGATGGGCGTCATGGTGGGTATAAACACAGGTGAATGTGGGTAAATATTATCAAAGACCAGAGATCGTTAATTCGTTTCAGCTTGGGCTTCGTCAGGATAGAGACCCTCTGATTCAAGACCCTCGTTCGTACCGCGATTCATTGAATGGTCGCCTTTTGTTTAATCAGTCTGGTAACTATGCATGGGTTATTGCCCGTGGTAACAAGAGTTCGTTTTTCATTAAACCCGGATATCGCATCATTGGTGGCTGCGAGATGCCGGACAAGTGGGTGGTATTTAGCACCAATGAGACGTATTCAGAGATTGCCATTGTAGTCATAGATGCCAATGATAATGCGTCGTACACAACGATTTTCAATGACTTATATGACCCCAATGGAGATCGTCTTCATTTTTCTTTTACTTATCCTATACGTGCATGGGCGGTAATTGATTCTCAAAAGTCACAGCGGGTATATTGGACTGATGGAAATCGGGAGATGTACACCATCAATGTCGTGGCCGGGTTGCAGCAGAACAATCCGGAGTTTACGTCCGGAAATTACCTTCCGATTGGCGGCTATGCCCCTGGAAACGTCTATCCATGGTTTTATTCAGTGCAGCAGTTTCAATGGTACACCGATGTTAGGATGGGTCGGATAAAATTCAATAGACGTATTGGAACGGTATCCGCCCCTGAGGGGTCATTGAAGACCGGGGTGTTTCAATATGCCTACCGGTATGGGACAAGAGAGGGATATTGGACGCCATTCGCTCCGCTGACAAGGGGGATTATGCTTACGAATATAGACCTTGCCCCAACCAACAGTCATGACTATTACATGGTTAACAGCAATGTGACCACGCCTTATGCCATTGAACTCGACCTCGACGGGATTGACGATCGGTATTATTATTTACAGGTCGCTTATATCTATTCTGTTGATTACAATGCCACGGTGGAGTCAAATATCTTTTTTGAATCCAAGATTTCTGACCTTACGATCATTGGGGACAATGTGACGGTGACGCATCGTGACCATAGTGGGATTCCGGTTAACATAGACGGGTACAATGTTTATCCGGTGTTTATCGAGCGTACTAAGGATATTATAGAGAAAGACCAGAGGCTGTGGTTTCCCAACGTGAAAACGGACGGTGAATACCTTATTGATGTGTCAGAGGTGAAGATTGAGCCGTATATCAGAACGTATGTCGGTGATAATCTGGAGGCGCAGACTACGCCGCCCTTGACGCAGGTTAGTATCGAGCAGACGACGGTATCGGTTAGGCAGTATATTGATAAAAACAACACAGATGTCGTGGACACCTATGTTATTGACGGCGATTATGTGAACTACAAGGGGATGCAGTTTGAGCATCTGTTCAAGGGGTACTGGCGCGGAGAGACGTATCCGTTTGGGATTGTATGGTTTAACCGGAAGGGGATTCCGTTTTATGTACAGAATCTAAAGGACGTGACTTTCCCGGAGCAGTACGATGATGATGGAGGGTTTCCGCCGACGACGTACACGCTTACAGATGATAATTACAAACTAAAGATTATGGGCGCCATGGTATCCGGCATACGAGTAGATGACGGATTCTTGTACGATTCATTTGGCAATTTGCGAGTGTCTGGATTTGCTATTGTGCGGTGCATACGAAAGCCAAAGACGTTGTATCAGGCGGTGCTGGCTAATACGGTTTATGCCAAGGACGGCGGCGATGAGAAGAAGACGTTCCCATTGGTTATTGCATCCAATAAATTTAGCGGTTTTTTTGCCACCGATTCCATTGAGTATGACGACCGGTTTCTTCGCAGTGCTGGCGTCGGGTATGGTAGTCGTGGCAATACATACACCGTTCATTCTCCGGAACTGTATTTCAACTTCAATGTATACGGGCAGACGGGTCAAGATGGTCTTGTTTCATCAGATGTGTTAAAGATTGTGTCGGTAACACAGAGTGCGTATGAGAAGAGCGATGATTGTAGTGGGAGAATCATTGAGTTGTATGGCGGTACGATACACAACCAGCTTTATTCAAAGCAATATATTACTTCTTCTGATGTGGGTGGCACATACCCGATGGGTGCTATGACAACCATAGAAACGATCAATCGGATAGATTTCTCAAACAGTGAATCCAGCCCAGACCAGTTCATCCTACCTGGGTATGACCCGCAGAATTTGACATTGGAGTTTCATGGCTCTACGCTATTGTATATGGATGATTGCATCTGTAGCGGTGAGTTTCATGCGTTGGCCGGACGTGATTCGTATTTGTTTAAGACGAAAGACTGGTTGCAGCCGGCGACGTTTGCGCAGAACAATGTGTCCACGTACTATTTGGTCAACTACGTGGCAGCGTCTACCAGATATTACAATGAGTTTAATTCAGAGTCTATTGGGACTCGTAAATATATCGGCACCGGTCATTTTCAAAGGATTGACGAATCGGTGTTGGCGTCGGTGAAGCGTTCGGACGGCACCTACTTGTTCAATGGCATTGAGGTGTGGGGCGGCGATTGTTATGTAGAATTTTTTGATTTCCTGCGTATCTATCCGAGATACGACGGGAATTGTGCTACGCAATGCGGTGGTGATTATTACGTGAGTTATTCAGTGGGCATGGTAACGCCCATTGAATCCAATCTGAATCATGCGATGCGCAAGGGTAGGAGTTTTGCGTCGGTTGCTGTGGAGACGGAGCAGGATGCCTGTGGTGTTTCAAATAATACTTTGACCGGGATCAATGTCAATCAGCCGGAGGAGTTTAATGTAAATTCGGTATTGCTGTATCAGGAAAATGTACAGTTTTTCCCTGGACTGCCCAGCGAGACGGATGTGGTAGTGAATGAGTTCCCGAACAGGTGGGTGTACACCCCGGTGAAGTTTTACGGCGAGTTGACAGACAACTATCGGCGGGTGCTTGCAAATAACTATGGGGATGTTATTGGGTTGTATGGGGATATACAGGGGGGAATATTGTGGAATAATCAGCTGTATTCGTTTCAGCAGAGTGGGTGGGGGCGGCTTCGTATCAACGACCGTTCCATTATTACCACGCAGAATGAGGAGGCGGTCACAACTGGTGCGGGAGAGACGTTTGATGGCATTGATTACTTTTCCCACAACTACGGGACACAGGATATTTTCTCGCTTGTTTCTACTGAGCGTGCCATTTATTGGGTGGATGTTATCAACCGGTCATTGATGCGGTATGGCGGTGCTGGTCAGGAGGTGCTGTCAGACACAAAGGAGATGCATGATTTTAGTAATTACATTCTTAATTTCTATGATGTGAAAGTGCGTAGTGTTGTTCCGTTTCAATACCGATTTATTTCGGTGGTTTATGACAAACATAACGGAGAGATTATTTATTCGTTTGCAAACAACATAGACAATCCTACGGAAGAGCCTGCGACGATCAGTCTTGTTTTCAACGAAAACATTGATGCATTTACGACGAAAAACAGTTTTTATCCGGTCTTTATCTCAAGCTATCGCCATTTTGTGTTTAGTGCGGACAATAATGACATGGCTTCTGTGTGGATGCATAATGCCGGCGATCCGGGTTCGTATTATGGAAATGTGTACGATTCATACATAGAGCCGGTTATTAACCCGGTGAACAATTTGTCAAAACATTTTGACAACGTCATTTTGAACATAACCGAAGACGGTGCCGATTCACTTGTTTCCATACAGTTTGAAACAGACACTCAGGGGTTCACACAGCCGGCGTTTCAGAGTTATGCACGGAAAGAATATCGGTTTGGCCAGCTAAAGATTGCATTACCTATTACTACTGATGGGAAAAGATTGACCGGTAAGTTTATGAAGATGAAGATGTTTTTTTCTAATTTGGACGGCAAGTTTGCTAAGTTGATGAATATGAAGACTTTTTGGAGATTAAATAGGTTTGCAGGATAAAACATTATCTATGTTGTTCTCAGTAGACAATCCGCGAATGGCGGCATACGTTCCTCCGAATTTTTATCGTCCAAAGACGATGTACGACAAGTTTGAGCTTGCCATGTTGGGATACAAACCATCCGGCGAGCGGAATGCTTTTGGCAGGATTGCTTCGTGGGTTCCGGTGTTTCAGACTACTTCCGGTGCCGCTAAGAGAAAATTTATGCAGCAGGGGGCTACGCAGTCGTTGGAGAATCTGTCTGAATCGGTTAAGCGTGACATGCAAAAACTTGGCACGACATTGAATCTTGCTGGTTCTGTTGCCAGCGCGGTGACAGGGAATATCCCGGGTGCCTTGACTTTAGGCGGTTCGTTTCTTAGTGGTGTTACCGGGGTGGCATCCTCGAAGCCATCCTATAACAAATGGGGGTCGTATGTGATGAATGACTACACGTCGTATAAGAAGGGTGGTATTGTCAGCAGGGCGAAGGCGAGGGAGATATTACATGACGGGACAGTTCATGGTAAGCCGCTTACCGACAAGCAGCGCAAGCTGTTTGGTGCTATCGCTTCCGGTAAGTCGCTCCGTAAATACGGCAATGGGGGTAATGTGAAACCTACCAAACAGCCGAAAGGGGTTGAGCCGTGGGAGAAGGTGGCATTGGCTCATCCTTCTGCAATGAAGAGGGACATCATGAGCTACTTAGGTGCCGGAAAGTTGTATTTGGGTGATGAAGACATGATGGTGGCTGATGCCGAATCTTACGATGACCAGTCGCGTCTTGTGCGTGAGCAGATGCCGAATCACAGAACACATCGGTATGCTGCCGGCGGTATGGTGGGTGGCGATGATGGCTATATTCCTACTGTGTATCCTGCCGTTATACGGGCGATGGACAAGGGTGGTAATGTCGAAGAAGACATGGTGATGATTGACAAAAAGACTGGTATCCCGCAGGGGGAAATATCGTATGGTGAAAATGTGTTTGATAAGGTGGCCACCAAAAATATTTTGTCGTTGGCATCGAAGAAGGACTATGCCGGACTTGGTAGGTTTGTGGCCAATGAGATAAAGACACAGCCGAAGAATGCATACGAGATGTCGGCTGGCGGTTCAGCCGGCGGGCATGATATAAAAGAAGAGTATGTATCTCTTGTCAAAAAGTATTTCCCGGATGATTGGCAGTTTGCCTTGGATATTCTTAAAGCGGAAAGTGGCGGTGACCCAAACGCGTATAATGATAAAAACAGTAATAAAACCGTTGATTATGGGTTGTTTCAGATCAATTCGTCGCACGAGGATTCTCTTAAAAAGGCTGGTATCATAAATTCACTTAAAGACCTTTATGACCCTGAGACGAACATTAAGGCGGCGGCCTATGTGAAAAACAATGACCCAAATAAAAATCACGAGACAGGGTGGCAGCAATGGTCAACCTATTCTAAGGTTGCTCCAAAGGCGGCGGCCTATGTGAAAAACAATGACCCAAATAAAAATCACGATACAGGGTTGCAGAAATTGTCAACCTATTCTAAGGATACTCCAAAGTCGCAGTTATCACTTGAGAACAGTCTGTTGACGATGGACAAACGTCCGCAGTATGATGACGTGTTGCGGCGCATCAAGAATCCTCTTGATTTGAAGGATACTCCAAAGTCGCAGTTATCACTTGAGAACAGTCTGTTGACGATGGACAAACGTCCGCAGTATGATGACGTGTTGCGGCGCATCAAGAATCCTCTTGATTTGAAGGATACTAAAAAAGAGTTTCTCGGACTGTGGGGCGGTGGAGAAATGGGCGGTGGCGGGGCTGGTGGCAGCTGGGTGGATAATAAGTTACAAAGCAGTCGTGAATATAACCCCAGCGCGTTCATGATAGATCAGCAGTTGCGATTGCCTGTGCCTCGTATCACCCCATTTGAGCCTGACATGCAGCATATCCCTGATACAAAGATTACCAAAGGGATATCCTATGATGCGCCCATGCGCACAACCAATACGGTTGGTGTTGACCCACATCCTGAGCCAAAGGAGCGATGGTATTTTGATCCTGTTCAGTTTTTTAATCTTGCTAAAGCTGTGACCGGTATGGCTGGCGCAGGTAAGAATCTGCCTGAGTGGAACATACCGCTACAATGGCGTGATTACATGGGTCGGCTGCGGGATGCGTCGTATATTGGGTTGTATCCACAGGAGCGGGCGTTATATGAAAATGACCTCGACAGGGCATATGCCTACGATACGAGCAATATACGTGATGTGTCCGGCGGGCAGTCTTCGTTTGCGCTGGGCAATCAGGGGGCGGCTATCAACCGGTTTAGAAGGGGAGCCGGCGAGATGGAAGCCTTGGATGCCGGCATGCGGCGAAGAAACATGGGAATGTATGGTAGCATGCTACCGCAGGATGTGGAATATGGTCGGATGAAGTTTGGGGACAGGTATTCAGAAGCGATGAGGGACAAGATTGCTGCCTCAGAATTGTCTCGTTCCGGTTTACAGGGATTGTTTGACCAATACTATTTTGACAAGATATATGGGCGGGGAAGCACCTATGATGATTGGATGCGGTCTCAGATAGAAAAGAATAAGGAGGATACGAAGTATTTGTCGCAGCCGATTGATTTTGGTGTTGAGTCGGTTATGCCGCCGGAGAAAGTATATCCTCCGAAGTCAGGTAAGGATGTGACTTTTGGATTTGAGCCGGCGAACATTAAGACAACATTGGATTTAGGCAATTCTGATGATTGGTTTCGCAATTGGTGGGTTGGCGGAAAAACGGCTGGCACCGGATATTCGTCAAGATAGTAGTTACCGGGCTGTTGTGCCTGGCGTAAATTAAATAGACAGGGTAATGCCTATTGACTTCGGAATATACAATGCGCTTAATGCGTCTCCAAATCTTCAACAGCGTCGTCAGGATGCGGCATTCAGGGCGTCTGTTATTGAGCAGCAACGACGTCAGATAGAGGAGGATCAGCAGAAGCGTCTTGCCGCCATTCAGGGTATATCGCAATACTTTGGCGCCGTAGATGCTGCGACATCGCAGTTGTTGCCGCAGGATGTGGAACGTCTTAAATATGCGGAGAATGAGTTGCGCAGGGGAATCATCAACGATATTAAGCGTTTTGGCAATGACCCGAATCGCTTCCTGCTGATGGGTGGGCAGATGAAATTACAGCAGTATATCAACAAGTATCAGCAACTTCCGCAGTACCAGCAGGCGTTAAAAAACAAAGAAAATCTTGCGCTTGCGATGAAAGCGATTACCGATCCGGAACTTCGTCCAAGGAGTGTATCGTGGACGCGGACGGATGGCACTAATATGAGAGGAACAATAATGGATAACCTGGATGATTTCAGCAAGGGGTATACCGATCAGGTGTCATATGATGGGGCATATAAGTCGCCAAAAATTAACGACCTTGATTTTGCGAAGGTTAAGCGGGGATTTCAGCAGGTAAGCACCCCTGAGTTTATTCAGCATGTAATGCTCACTAATGGGATGAATGCGTCGGATGCGTCTGACTGGCTATCATCTTATGGTAGTGGGTTTCTTGATCCTTCTGATCCAAACAAGACTATTTTCCGTTACGGAGGGACAGACCCTGTTGATGACGAATACAAACGGATGCGGAACGAATTGTTGCGCAACAGGTTAGATGCTGAGGATAAAAGGATGCTAAACATGTGGGATTCGTATGCCCGGTTTGGCGGGGATGCACGGCAGGGATCATACATCGGGTATTCTGCGGTTAGCGATGAACAGCCATGGACGGTTTATGGCAGCGATGGTTCGACGAGTCAGATTCCGGTTCGTATTGAGACCTACGATATATCGCCGGAGCGTGGCCGCAGGTATTTGAGTGGGCTGGGATTGTATCCGGTTAAGAACAATGAAACAAAAGAACTTGAATGGCAGCAGTCGTTCAATGCCCCACGCCGTGTTTACCTAAGCGATGGCACTCCGGTGGTTATCAATCCTGATGACATACGGCGTGTAAGTGATGTTGACTATAACCTTATGTTTGTTGCTCGTGATGTGAGTGGCGGACGTCCCGGACAGGGGCAGCAGTTGATGCGTGGCACCTTTGAACTCACGTCGGATGCGGCCGAGCGTCTCGGACTGTCGCAGTATAGGGTACACAAGTACGGTGGCGAGCGGTCTGGATACGGTTTCCTTGGCTTACATGGAGGCGTGGAGGTGCCGTTGTATATCCCGGTTGAATCCACGTTCCCTGAGCAATATGTATTCAATAAGTATTATGGACAAAAGTTGGGGGTGTCTCAGGATTACATGGAGCAGGATATGCTCAATGAGTCGTATCCATACTCCGGTGCCGATCAGGATGCTGCCGATGTTATTCAATACGGACAATAATGCCTGAAACAACAGTAAATACTAAAAGGGGAGCTGTCTTATATGACGACGTATTTGGCACGCCGCCGTTGAATTACAATCCTATTGAGCCGAGCGACCTCACGGTGATGCAGGATGTGCGGAATCGTGTGTTAAAGGGCTTTGCTGATACGGCAAAGGGGTTTGAGATGGCTATTCCTGTTACGGCAAATTTTTTTCTTCCGGAAGATACCGATGCGCATGCGTTAATGCAAAAGTGGACAGATTCGGTAAGCAAACAGTTCCCGATATACACCATGGGGGGGATGGATGAGTTTGACTTTATGAAGCATCCATCCGCAGGAAATTTTATGCGGGGGATGGGGAGCCTGATCGGAATGGTGTTGCCTATCGTAACGATTGCGTTTGCGACCGAAGGGATTGGCGCATTGTCATTACTTTCTTCAACTTTTTCCGAGTCTGGTATTATCCCGTCATTGTTGGGTGTATCAAAGGGGGCGTCTGCTATACAGAAGGCAGCATCTACAGCTACATTTGGTGCACAGCTTCTTACGGCTTCGGTGGACGAGCTTAAAAATGCTGGCATTACCGGAAAAGATTTTGATTATATGGCGCCGATGATGGCCATGACTGGGTTGGCGGCAGCAGCAGTTTCTTTTCGGGGCGTATCCAATCTGCTGGACAAGACCGCCATGAGAAATTTTGCGCGTGGTGTTACAAGGGCGACCATTGATGATGTGCAGAAGCAGTTTGGCGGCAAAAAGCTGTCTGATATTGCTTTCAGGGATTATGTAAGGCCGGTGATAGATGGTATGGCTGATCGTAGCGTTGATTATGCGAAGCAGTTTATATTGCATGGGGCGGAGGGTGGTTTACAGTTTGCCACGTTTACCGGTTTATCTGCCGCCGTCCATGATGCGGCGACAGACATATACGACTCATATTTTTCTGATGTATCGTCTGAGCCGGGGCGGGGGAAATTCGGATACCCTGAGTTTGGTAGTAAGGAGCAGATGAAGGAATTGTTTTCCGACGTTCTTTTCTCTGCGCTTACCGGCATGGCTTTTTCCGGCAGCCTTGGGATGCTTCACCCCATCGTTTACGATTCGGCGCATCAGGTGATAAAGAAAGCAGTTGAGACGGGTGATTATAGTCAGGTGTCGTATATCAAACGGAAGGTAAACGAGCGCGTGGAAGCCGGAAAAATGAATGCGTCTGAGCGAAATAATATTTTCGATAATATAGACCGAATGATTAGTGCAGTGACGGAGTTTAATGAGCGTTTCCCGAAGCAATACACTACGGCAAATGAACAGGCACGCAAGCAGTTGTTTGATTTGTTTTACAACCGAAAGGTCTATGATGGTCTTTTAGATGATACGACAAGTGTTGTCGGTGAACGGACAAAGACGCTTGATCCGGTGGTAAAGAATCTCGTGGAAGGAGATTTGGCGTCTGATACAGCGTATTACGGGAAACAGATAGATACCATCAATGGGTTAATGGAAAGGGTGTTGAAGGAGGGGGTGTTGCCTGAGGGAGAGATCAGTTCGGCATTGTTTAGTGTATTGGAAAAAGAAAGACCGAATGTGGCCAAAGAGGTGAAGAAGAACCTTTACGATGGATTAAGCAAAGAGGATTATGATGCGATGTCCGGCTATGCGCGGGATGCCGGATTCGGCGATGCCAAGCATGCCATGAATGCGTTTAATAAGTATGTTGCGCGACCGAGCGAAGGGAAAATATTGCCGTTGCAGACATTGTCTGAGATGACCAAAGATCATATTGACCGGGCGAGGGTGGCTAAGGAGAATACGAATAAAGATATAGAAGATAAAAAAGCGGATATATTAAAAAGATTTGAAGGAAGAAGGGCTAATTCTGTTGTTAAGTATAATCCAGACGGGGAATATAGAGAATTAACAGAATCTGAAATTGAAGAAGTTGAACACTTAATAAATAAAGCTAAAGAAAAGGGATATGATGTAGATAGGACTCAGAGTTTACTCCGGGAAAATGGCTTTGTTTATTCTGAGAATAATACACCATCTGCTTTTAGGGAATTTTTGAAAGCAAGATTGAGTGGTGAATTTGACATTAGAGTTAATGATAATTTTTACGATACACTATTGGGTAGCAACACATCAAGAAAGGATGGTATCATAGATGTAAGTACAAACACGAGAAGAAAAATTGGAGAAACTTATGACAATGCAGCAGAATCCCGGATACGTAAAGTATTAGAATCCGTTCTGCCAAACAAAGAACAGAGGGGTAAAGTTATTCCCGTGATAATGAACGTAGGCAGGAATATCGCAAAGCGGTTGGGGGTATCGTTTGAAGATTATCTCAAATCAAATCGTGCCGTTAGGGTCAAAACTCCAATAGACACGAAAGAAGCATTGCAGCAATTCAATGCTATTTACGGTGACCTCAAGACAGAAGGTGAGGCAGAGATTCTTATGCAGCCAAATGATAATTTGAAAAATGCAGCACAAAATAATCCCAAACTAAAGAATTTTGGATTTAATACGGAGAATCTGGAACATCAGTGGATAATAAAGTATTTAGTCAGTTCTGAAACTGGCAAGCGTATATTAGCAAATGCAAGAGACATTGATGGTGTAATAAAAGCCATGAAATCCGAACTTGCTCTATTTGAAGATAGGGCAAAGAATACAGATGATTTTTACATTCAGAGCCTATCCGACACATACATTGATAAACAGATAGATATGTCTGAATCGGCAGGTAATTCTATGGTGGCTGAAATGTGGAAGGGGATTAAAAATGATAAGGATGCATATATCACAAAACACAGGGAACTACAAAAGAATAATTTAGTTGGCACAATAAGTTATTTGCGTTCAGCATCTGAATATCCGCTTGGGATGAAACTTTTGGTGCTGGAGAATATTACGAAGTTTGATTTTTCTTACGATAAGGCTACTGATAAGTTTTCAAAAAAGCCGCGAACGAAAGAAACAGCTTCGATGCACGAATCACCTGTTTCACTTTTTCTTGACAAAACCACTGCATATGCACAATCATCGAATAATGTCATACACGATTACTACTACGAACAGGCCAACTATAATGGAGCCAAGATAGACACAAGCCAATATGAAGGTAATATAGATCATCAAACGACAACAGGAACATGGTACAAATTCAATCGGGATGTTCCTGGTGATGTGGATAGGTTTTATCAAATGTCTGCATTATCTGGTATGTATAAGGGTGGTTGGTGTACCGGAGGTAGTAAAGAAACTGCGAAAAGCTACTTGGATGCAGGGGACATTTATATTTTCTATTCCAATAAAGAGAACAATCCGACATTACAGCTTCATGTTAGCGGCAATAGTGCCATAGAGATAGGCGGATTGCTGGAAGGGCAAGGCATAAGGGATATTGATTTGCCTGATTTTATTGCGTTTAAGAATACGCATAAAGAAATATCATTTGCTCCATTAGAGAATTACATGAACTACTCAGATGCTTTATTAAGTTTGAAAAAGGCAAACGGAGATACTTCTAAATTAAGCAAGGATGAAAAACTTGCAATTATTTACGGGAAAAAATATTACAAGGATAGAACTGATAATTTAGAAAATGCAAAGAAAAGTTTAACAAAAAAAGATTATGCAGAAGCCTTTGATACGACAGAAGAAAATGTATTTTATTCTTCTGAGTTCACAGAAAAAAATTGGGACGATAATGCTGTTGTGATAGGGGATGTGAAAATAGAAGAAAGTGTGCTGACAAGAAAGATCGCATCACATATTTTAGGGAGTGTTTCGATGAATGCCCTGACTGAATTAAATACAAAGGCTTTCGATACGGCTGAGAGGACTGTTTATATGGAAAACCTGACCACCCTAAATACAAAGGCATTCGATACGGCTGGAGGGAGTGTTTGGATGAATAACCTGACAACCCTAAATACAAAGGCGTTCGACTCAGCGTTGAATGTTTTTATGAATGGTCTGACTGAATTAAAAACAAAGGCGTTCGATACAGTGGAGTTGGATGTTTCGATGAATAGCCTTACTGAATTAAATACAAAGGCGTTTGATACGGCTGGGGAGAATGTTTATATGGAAAACCTGACCATCCTAAATACAAAGGCGTTCGATACGGCTGGAGGGAGTGTTTATATGGTAAACCTGACCACCCTAAATACAAAGGCATTCGATAAGGTGCGGTGGGATGTTTATATGAATAGCCTGACTAAATTAAAAACAAAGGCGTTCGATACAGCGGGGAGGAATGTTTATATGAGTAGCCTGACTGAATTAAATACAAAGGCGTTCGATACAGCGGGGATGAATGTTTATATGGATAAACTGACTAAATTAGAAACAAAGGCTTTCGATACGGCTGGAGGGGATGTTTTGATGAATAAACTGACCACCCTGAATGCAAAGGCGTTCGATACGGCCGGGTTGGATGTTTCGATGAATGGCCTGACTGAATTAAATACAAAGGCGTTTGATACGGCGGGTGGGAATGTTTCTATGAATGGCTTGACCACCCTAAATACAAAGGCTTTCGACTCAGCGGTTGTGGGTGGTGTTTCGATGGATAGCCTGACCACCCTAAATACAAAGGCGTTCGATACGGCTGGGTGGAGTGTTTCGATGGATAGCCTGACCACCCTAAATACAAAGGCGTTCGACTCAACCAGTGGGAGTGTTTGGATGAATAATCTGACCACCATAAAAACAAAGGCGTTCGATAAGGCGGGGGGGGATGTTTTGATGAATAGCCTGACTAAATTAGAAACAAAGGCGTTCGACTCAGTTGGTGGTAATGTTTATATGCCGCTATTGAAGCATGGTAATCAATTTTTAGAGCAAAAGGGTAAAGGTGCTATCGTCAAGAAGAATGGGAAGTCGCTGACTGTATTTGGAAAAAAATCAGATATAACCACGATTTTTCACGAGAAGGCACATGAGTTTGAAGACGTTCTTACTCATGAAGAAATTGAAGTAGTCGAGAAGTGGAGCGGTCATAAGAAAGGCACAACTGAATTTTCGGAGGCTTTTGCAAAGGGAGCGGAAAGGGTAATATATGAAGGACATTTTTCTGACACTAAAACAAGCATAGGAAGGGTTTTTGAAAAATTTGCCAAGTGGTTCAAGCAGCAGATTGAAAGCGCAATAGAATACTTTGGAGACATCAATGAACTTAACCAAGACGTTATTGAAATATATTCAAGAATGTTTTTTGCGGAGAAGGAAGTGATTGGTGGGATGATGGCAGAAGCGGAATCTATTAAGGCGAAGCATGTCGAGCCAGCTGCCGATAGCAATAAAATGTCATCAAGTAAACCTAAAGAAAATGATAGTACGAACACAGAAGGGGCAGATAAAGCACCTGCCATACAAGAGTCTCCTGATAAAACATCGGAAGAAGACTATACAGGGGAACGTCCAGACAGGGACTTACCCCCAGAGGAGAAAAGAGAAAGACAATCCGGTCGGGATACAGACAGACAATCCGGTGGGATTACCGAGCAAATAGGCAGAGTTCTTTTCTTGCTAAGAAAAGCATTTCCGAATGTTCGGACACACATATTGGAATCCGAAGATTTTAGTGCTGCCCAAAGACGTCATGGCGCAACAGAAGAAAGTGTTATCGGATTTGTTGGAAGGGATGGAGCGATTTATTTGAATAAAGAGCGCATGCATCCGGGGCAGCTCATGCATGAATTTGGGCACATATGGACGGAGTACATACAAGTACACGATCCTAAGCTATGGCGCGAAGGAATGATGTTGGTTTCAAAGGCTAAGGGATTTTTGTCCAAGATCAAAAAAATGTATCCTGAGTTGGATGGGGATCGCCTTTATGAGGAGGCGTTGCAGCATGTGATAGACAAGTCTTATATGAACGTATTGTATGGCAACCGTCCCATAATGGAGCGTCTTGTTCGGTGGTATCGTAAGTTTTGGGACAGTATCAAACAGGCGTTTGGATATGAAGGGAGCGAGGATGTGGCTTATATGCGAATAGAGGATTTTGCACATAAGGCTTCAAAGAAGATGCTTTCCGGCAAGGAGATCACGAAGATGAGTGGATATGATATTAGAATTGAACAGGCAAAACACAGAGAACAAGATGGAGAAATTAAGCCGGAGGAGATGCGGACGCGGGACAAGGATGGGGTATTTCACGATCCGTTCCGTATCAATCAGAACGTATCGAGGATTGCAAAGGTGATGTCAAGGGAATCCGATGCGGCTGATGTGAAGAGCATACTAAAGACGACACAGGGGGTTGACCTTGACGAGATGCCTGATAAAAAACTGTCATCTATCATGCAATGGGCAAACATGAAAACCGATGACTTAGATGCTTTGATGGGAGTTATGACCAGAGAGGCATCAGCACAGGTAGTCGAAGCATTGTATGTCAAGCCTGAGATACAAAGTATTATTAACCGGAATGGCGGGAAGGAAAGGTTTGCGGAGGCGATGTGGGATGAATTGAGGCATGGCACATGGGGTAATGACCCGTCTTCGTTTACAGGGATACAGCGTGACATCTATTCTGTTTTTACTTATTTCAAGAATGCGATGACGTCGCCGGAGATTACTTCTCGTCTTGGCCTTGTGGACACTACGGCGGTTTCGTTTGTAAAGGATGCATATGGCGACCCGATCAGTTTTGGTAATATGGAATCGCCTATTATGTCACCCGGAACTTTAGAGGTGTCGAGTCATTTGGACGGTGCATTACGCAAGGAGATGGGCAGGTTCAAGGGCGACCCTGAGCGCGGTATACGCAACATGGTCAACGGAACACGGAGGAGGGTCGGGTTGGATGATGGGACATTTGTTGAGGTACCCAGTATGATGGATGCTATTGGCGAATCGGAGCAGTTCAGTAAGACATTTCGTGCGGAAGTGAATGAGGCGCTTGCGGACAAGGTTGTCATGAACAACCTGATGGATTATTTGAACAACCCCAGAGACGTTGCTCTTGATTCAAAGACCGCGTTGCTTCGTCATCGTCTGATGGCGATGCAGGCATTTATTGAGCAGCAGCGAGTTCGGCAGAATAACTACATTACAGCAAGCGGTACTGCGGTTGATGCCACGAGAGCAAATGCAGCGATGGTAGGTGAGATAGATGACACCCACGCCAGGCAACAGAACACGCTGAAAAAAAATGTTATCGCCAGGGCATTGTTGCCCATTATGAATGGAAGGCTGTCTGGTCTTTCTTCTGCGGCGCGCCGTGCTGTAAAGAAAATGTCACTTCTTGGAAGCAACATAAACACCATTGGGGTGCGTCTGTTTGGGTCTGAGGATTCCGTTGGGTATAAGTTGCTGGTGCGCCCTTTAATGAACGGATGGCGTGTGGCCAATGAGATGCAGATGGTTGGGCGTGAGATTATGGCGCCGGTGTTTAAGGCAATTATGAAGGGGAGCACCGAGGGAAACCCGGACAGTTTTGCCAATATAGAAAAACAGAAATTTACAACGTATGACGGGGTTGAACACGAGATAACGAAGGGCGAGTTTCTTTCGTTGGTATTATCTCTTCGTCAGAGAGGGCAGCGTGATGGGCGGATGGATGTGGTGGATGATGACGGTGTGACCATTCATGGAAGTGGTGCCGATTATCATATAGACCGTGACAAGGTGAGACGGATGCGGTTTAATGAGGACGATTTTATGCGCATGTCTGAGATCGTGGACAATACACCTGAATACAGTGCTTTTGCCAAAGCGTGGGCGTCTCTCAGAGATACCTTTGCTGACCGTATCAGCCGGCAGTACGAGATAGACACAGGCATGGCGTTACGGCTGGTGGATGAGTATTTCCCGATTATTATTGGTGGCGAACACGAGAATTTTCATCTGGCTTCGCAGAGGATGGTTGGTGACATGAGTTTCCTGAAACCAAGGACGCGGTCGAAAGACGCGTTGGCGTTGGTGGACGCCTTGACGCTGGTCAGACGGTATATTGACGGCATGTCAAATTATGTGGCATATAAAGTTCCGCTTGACAACCTGATAAAATTCCGCAACGACAATGGACGTGAGTTGCGCAATAAGGGATTTGGTCAGGAGGTGGACTGGATAGACCGGTATATTAGTGATGCCGTAGACACGTCGTTTAAGTTTTTGCGGGTAGACCAGAACAAGACGTTCAGCACCATCATGCGCAACTATGGCGTTTCTCGTCTTGCGTTCAACTTTTCTGCGTTCTTAAAACAGGGCATCAGCTATTCGATGGCGAATCAGATGGTTTCGTCAGGCAGCCTATGGTATAATCTTCCATTGGTACTTAGGACGAATGTGTTATCAGTGGCCAAATGGCAGAATGCCGCCGGCGCAGCCAATACGATTGCGTTCATAAAAAAGTATTCGCCCGCATTATACAATAGGATGCTTGGGATGTCGGACAGCATTGTGTATGAAGTGAATGCGACATCGTCTATGAATCCATTTGGCGATGCGTCACCATACAGCAAGGACACATGGGGCAACACCAAGAGGGTGGTTCGCAGAATAGGAGACGAGGGGATGAAGCCGATACGGTTTTCAGACAATGCCACTATTATTGGTATTGTGGAGTCAGTGAAGCTGGATGTGGCCAAGCGGTTTCCTGATTTACAGCCGGGGTCGGAGGCGTTCAATAAAAAGGTGGCGTACTATGCAGAGGAGGTGGTGTTGCGGACGCAACATGGTTATGACCCGGTGACGAAAACGCCGTTGCAACGAAGCAATAATCCTTTGATGCGTGGCGTGTTTCTGTTTACCGGTCAGTTGCAAAAGCAATACAACCTAATGAGCGAATCGTGGTTTAGGTATCTAAACAACCCTACGTCCAAGAATTTCTCAACGTTCAGAAATTATCTTATCAATGTTGGCATTTACAATTCTTTCTGGGTTGCGGCAGTCAATTTATTGAATATGCAGATATCCGGATACCGTAAAAAGGACGATGATGACGACGTCAAAAGCCTGTTCATTGGTGCCGGACGAGAGTTTATGGGCAACTTTCCTATCATGGGAGCCATTGGCTCCGGGATATGGTCAAGGGTAGATGAATATAAATGGAGAAACGACATTGATAATCCGGCTCTTGATTTGGTTAATCAGTCCATGGATGCGGTGGCGGACTTTTATAGCGCCACGAGCCTTGAGGACAGCGCAGAAGCAAGGGAGCGGTTCATTAGAGGGGCGGATAAAACGATGAAGGTGGCCGTACAGGGTATGGGGCTGCCATACAAAATCTATACGATGACAACCACACTTGGCACGGCCAAGTGATGTGAATAAAAAATGCGTTGATTAGTGGAATACTAAATAACTTTGAATTGTGTTAGTTCCAACCATAACCGTGCAGCAATCTGAGGATTGCAGCGAATTGTATCTAAAGGATACGACATGTTTTTACGATTCGGAAACGTGTACGTGTGGGTACAATTCGCCGAATGTGTCCAGGCAGGATGTTACAAGGACAGAAATTACTATTACCACTCCTGCCGGGGAGCAGATTGTATTGGGAAAAGACTACCTGCCAAAGAATCCGTCGCCGCTTACGATAACGTGTGCCGACCTTACCATTTCCGGTGCCGGTTCGCCGGCCAATACCACCGATAATGATTGTGGGTGTGGGGCTGTCTCTTCCGATTCAGCAACCGCTTTTAATACGTCATGTTTTTCGGATGGATGCTGGGTTTTTAAGTACGATGTTTATGCCACCGAAAGCGTTGGAACGTATTCGTGGAACATTTCAGGGATGGTTACTCCGTCGTATTGTACATCTATTGTCATAGACGGCGATACGCATTATAGCACAACGCCCCTTTCGTCGCCTTCGGAGGTGTTAGATTGGCTTAACACACTTAGTTTGGGGTATTTTACGATGGACACCGCAACCAATATTGTCACCGTTTCGTCTTACACGCATACCTATGGCAATATTGGTTTCAGTGACGAACAGGTTGCCTATCAATTTGATTTCACGGCATGTAGTTCTTTCTCGTTTCCGGCGACATTGGTATCGGTGACCATTGGCGTAACGGTTTATACCATAAATGTTTCCGTGTCGAGTTGGACGGATGTAGTGTCCGCCATAAACAATGTAGGGGTGGGCGTATATTCGTCCGGTGGGTTTGTTCCTGTGCCGTCAACCGGTATTTTATTGGTGGATAGTTGCGGTACGGCGGACATCACAGCATTGGAGTTTACAGGCTGCTTACCCGATGTTACCAAGATAAGTCCATCGGCAACATCCGTGGTGCCGACCATCAGTTCGGCAAATACCGAGACGCTTGTTGGGTCAGTGACCGAATCTGTTTTTCTTTACTGTAATATCCGCAATGAGATTAACAGTTTCAAGCTAAGTCAGTATGCTTCTGACTGCGATTGCACACCTGATATTCAGGGTAAAATATGCATGCTCGATTCAGATTTCGACACGATGGTCATTGCATCGCAGAATAAGACATCTTGTGATTGTGTTTGTGCCACCAATTATCTGAACAAGGTTCGTAATAATTTGGCGGCGCTCCAAAAAATATGTCCATAATGGGTAACTGTTCTGATTGCCACGAAAACAAGGGGTGCGACGAGGTTTCAGGCATTGAGTGGGATGCCGCTGTATCATCCTGTCTGTCGTCTTTAGGGGTGGTAGAAGGGGAGCCATTGGCTACCGTGGTGACAAAGGTTGCGGCTAAGGTGTGTGATGTTAAGGACACCGCCGTCTTTGGCATTTGTGTACAGAATACCGCTTTTGTTACGCCATGTGGTGATGATGCTACGGCCGAGGTGGGCAGTCTGACGAAGATGTTTAAGACCATTAAAGGGGCAGTAGCTGCCGTGGATTCAAGCGGTACGAAAGCCATTTATGTGTTTCCCGGCACATATAATGAGTACGCTATTCATATAGGGTCTGACAGTGTAGTTAAAAACAACATAAAAATATGGCTTTCTTTAGGCGCAACTATTGATGCCGGCGCCGGTCAGTCCATCATTGACAACACGTCCAATTCATTGAACATTGTCATCGGTGGCTATGGCGTTCTTACGTCACAATACCGTACTCTTGCCGCCATGAGTTCTGTGAATGCGGCAAATTATGACATCACCGCTCAGGTTATCAAATCAACGGGGTTGGACACATTAAGTCATGCAATGGCTTTTCAGAATGGAACTTTCAAAATTACGTTCCGTGAATGCACTACAACCGGCGCAAGCTGTCTTGATGTCCGTAATTATACTACAACAGGGTATATCACAGGAGACGTAATGGACAATACGGCTTCGGTATCGCGTTCGCCGGCAGCTCGGTTTGGGACGGGAACGCATCGGTGGATATGTAACGTAAAGAAAACCACGTCAAACCCAAACAGTGTTAATGCAGGTGTTTTTGTCATAAGCGGTGGTAGCGCTATTGTTGAATGGAACGGGGATGTTAGTGTCACATCATCGGATAGTCCTGGATCGTATTGTAGCGCCGTTGGGTGCAATCGCGGGCAGCTTACCGTCAATGGTGAGGTGACATCGTCCGGTTGCCATGGGGCTGTAAATGTTGGTGGGTTCTTAGTATTGAATGGTCGCGTGCGGACGACAGGTGATTATAGTGCCATACGATGTGATAATCCGCCGGGAGACGGCATTATCATCTGTAATGCGAATGTGGCAAACAATTCATCTGTTGCAGCCACGGTATCATTTAGTAATGCAACGGCTGGATGGATTCAACTGAATAATGCCGTTGTACGAAACGACAGCACGGTGTCCGGCAACAGGGTTATTGAGATGGCAAATTCGAGCCAGTCCCTGATATTGAAAAACGCATATCTGGTGTCCGGTTCTTCGTCCGGTATTGCGCTATACACCTCCGGCGCAAGCACGGCTCGCATCACGGGGTCATATTCCAATGTGCCGGCAAGCGGCTCGTTCACATATCCGATAGAATCATTAACGGTAGATTCCGACTTAATTGCGTTTGTTGAACTATGATAGACCTGCGTGCTTCATTGAAGTGTTCGATCGAGGACAAAATTTGCTCCATCGCATGCAAGGAGACGCAGTATAACTGCATCGGAAAGCCGTCGCATCATTTAACGGAGATGAGGGTCACATTGCTGAACATGTGGCGACTGTTTGATGTGTGTCTGACTGACGCCCAGTTGATGATTCTGGATTGCTATTACGAAAAGCATTTTGGTACAAAGTCAAAAGTAATTTTAACAGATGGCTAATTGCAGCGATTGTTCTGATAACAAAGAATGTTCCGGCGTTTCCGGCATTGAGTGGGATTCTGCTGTATCGTCATGCCTGTCGTCTTTGGGGGCGGTAGAAGGAGAACCGTTGGCTACCGTTGTGACAAAGATTGCGGCAGCCGTATGTGGATTAGTTAATGATGATTCGTCTGTTGAATGCACGGAAGTGAGTATCACCGGGTCTTATTCAAACATAGAATTTGTCGGCACATCGGATACGACGCTGTGTGATCTGATTACAGCTATTGACACCCGGTTTGGGAATATCCTTAACCAGGAATTTTCAGACTGTTTCGGGGCTGCGACGACCATTGGTGAGAAGGTGAGCCAGATGACGTCTATGTTATGCGAAGACTTGTATACAGCCGGTTTTGAGCTTTTCCTGCCCATTGCCGGAAATGGCACATCTAATCCTCAGCAGTCATATTACATGGGGGCGTCGAAGGCTATATTCTGGAAAGACAGCAGCGGCGCTACCATTGCCGGATTTGGCAGCGACACCTCTTTTGGACTGCTGATGGCAGGCGGATTAAACCCATCAGGGCATCTTAACCCTATTGCATTGCAGAGCCCCGTGAAGATGTACAACGCAACACGTAATGTGTTTAGTGTGCTTACCTCAGCGAGCAATACCCTTACAGAAGACGCCCTTTTGGGTAATTACATTATTGATAAATCAAAGGTAAACAGCGTTAATCTTCCTCGGCTATCCGGGATGAATGTATCAAACCCGGTGGTGACGTTCACGGCATCGTCCCTTGGGTTGGTTGTGCTTAACTGTAAAATTTATCCGTATAGCGGCGAGACGATACAGGGTTCTTCTGAATATGATTTTGGTAAATTTGCAGATTGGATTACTTTTATAGGCGATTCCGGTAATTGGAGAATCGTCGCATTAGGAACATTGTAAACATACGACTATGCCATTAGGACAAGGAATGACGGACATGGAGAAGATTCTCCTTAATATCCTAAATTGCCTTAAAGAGCAATGCTACAACGATAGTGCTGCTCTTCGCATTGATTCGGTTACATCAGGGTCGCCACAGGTAAAAGAAAGCTACATTGGGTATGCGCCTGCCGGGACTGACCCGGCTGCCACCGGATGGATTATCCAAAAGGTAATTGTAGATAATGTTGGCGGAGCCAACGAACAGACTGTCCGGTCGTGGGCAGAATCTTCCGCCGGGGCAACGGACTATTTGGTTGCCAATAAGATTTGGAATAACAGAGCTACCTACACCTACGCCTTTGATACGCCGTAGGACGGATAAATACAGATTATGACTGAGATGATGACTAAAGGCGAGTTTTTCCGCCTGTTAAACGAGATCAGCTACATTCTTTCGGCAAACAAAATGATCCCTCTTCGTCTTGATACTGCATGCCAGAGGACGTTGCAGGCAAATAAAAGCAAGAGTGTTGATTTGCTTAACAAGAGCAATGAGATCAACGACCTTTATGCAGAAAAGAATGAGGATGGTACGGCCAAGATTGAAGTTGATGACAAAGGAAATCGCAAGTACGTGATCGCAAACGAGAAGGATCGGAACATGGCGATGGATTCCTTGTTTTCTGAGAAGGTGAACGTGATTGTTCACCGGGTACACCCGCACGACATTGGGCAGGTAGTCATTGACAAGTCTTTTTCCGATTTCAAAACCTTTGAAAAATACATGGTATCAGATGGATAAAGAGTGGGTATCATTACCCTGTATCGTGAACAGGGACAAAACGCTGGATGTGAATATCCGTAAATCGGATGTAAGTTTTATACGGATATGGCGCGATGCGGAAAACAACATTGACCCTAAGTCAAGTGCAATGTATTTTCGTATCACTCGAAAGCCGATGCAGGTGCCTATGTCCATTGAAGATGTGGCACTTGCTTTCCCGGAACTGTCCACGTATTATATGGCTAACGGTGAACGGGTCTTAATCAATCAGGACAACATCAGGATGTACCGTGAATTTATAGACGATAAGTCTAAGTCTCAGAAGTACATCATCTATATGCCATCCACAAACTTTAGCGATGAAGTATTTTTCATCGTAAAGGACAATCCGGAATCTATGATTCAATAGCCGACCATCTTGGCGGGTTGTCCGGACATTTTTCATTTGGCACCATCAGCTTTGCCGGAAACTGACATCCGCAGAGGCTGCACGTTCGCCCGGTCACATCACTCTTATTGAGTTTTGCCGTATTGCCGACCGCAGAGGCAATCTTGTCAATGATGGTGTAAGCGGTTGAAGACTTAAAGTGCGGACATGATGTGCATATGCTTGCCCGATGTTCGGCCATAGCCATGATGTCTGCATTGATGTCATTGCCGGACATATAATGCTTCCATCCGGTGATGATGTTTTTTACTTTCTGAATGCCACCCTGCTGTTCCATTGAAATGTTTCGTATAATTTCTTTCTATTCAAAGATAACCATTCTTTGTGTCGTAGTGGCGTAATATTCATGGTAGATAACACCCGTCGAACGAACTGTGGGGATGATTCGTTTCGCCTTTTTTTGGCTACAACCACCCTGCGGTCATCAAACACCTTGGTGTATCCTTTGTTAAACCTGAACATGGCTGGTTATTGTTTTATGGGGATTCGTGAACCAATCACATGGAACGCCACATAATACTTTATGTCCGGAGGGTAGAACTCTTTGTCGTATCTCTGTTTCCTCTGGTCGTACATAACCGCATTTCCTCCGGTGCATGACACACACTCATTTCTGAAACATAGTTCTCCGCCTACGGTGATACTGTTGAGAAATACTTCAAGTGTAAGGTAATGGTCTGATGCCACTTTGTTGAATGCAAACGGTGCAGAGGCATGTGTCAGTTTCCCTATCCTGATAATCGGAGAAATGCCGGTCGGAATCACGACCATGTCGGATAGCTCGACAACACCAGGCAAACGATGAAGCAGCATATTTTCGTATCGGAAAGCGATGTCCGGATTGTCCATCAACCCGGTCTGTTGAATTTTGCTGGAATCAATAACAGAAATAATCTCTTTACGCTCAATTGGCGTAAGGATACCATGAAGCTCCATAACTCCATTCATGACCGTTCTCCATTTTTTATTTCGTGACTTTTTTGCCCTTCGTAGAGTCGTCATTGGTAATTGATTGTTTTCATTTCTTCCTTGAGCGTGCTGATGCAGCTTCTCGCTACGTCTATGGCATGGACACATGCCCTGCACACTCGCTCTGCCAACAGGTAATTGTATTCTTGTTCAGCGCACTTGCTGTTGATGTAGTCTTTAATAACGGAGGCGGGAAGCCATTCGTATTTTTCGCGTGCCATCACGTTAAACACGAAGGTTTCATAGGCAGTCGCCTTCTTATCGAGAAGCTCTCGTTTGAAAATAGCCATACATTCCCCTGCATAGGCGTTGTATTGCACAAGCCGCTTAGCAAAATCCATCCACGACACCGTATCGGATATGGATTCAATGGTGTCAGACTGGAGTTCTGATTCTATCCGTGTCAATTCTCTCACCATTTCGGCGGTTTTTGTTACCCGTTCCACCGATGGCGGTTCTTTGGTTGGTGATGCCAGTATCATTGTATTAAAATAGTGTGGTTTGTGTATTTAAAGTTAATCCCGTTTGTGTTTTCCACAATTTTTATATCCCTTACCGGCACCCGAAGCTGCCCGCGTTCTCCGAGATTCACCGTGTATGCGGATTTCATCTTTTCATTGCTGACTAAAATGGTACATCGTCTGTCAGGGCAGAAACAAACGACTCCTTCTGCGCCAAGATTATCTCTGGCGTACTCGTATGCAGCACGGTCTATGCCAAAAGCATTGAGCGCATAGGATATAACATTTGTCCATTTGTCTTTCTTGTATAGAATAATACGACCTTCAAGGTGTGGGATGTCACATGGAGGACATTTGCCCACCTTGCCAACAAACCGGATTTTGGAATCAACAGCAATTTCAAGTCCTGTTATCATGATTAGTCGTCATTAAAAAGAGAGGCTTGACAGTCTAAAATTTTAGACACCAATTTAGACACCCTCCGTTCTTGCGACATAGACTCGTTAAGCGAGGAGCGAACTTCGTCAGGAGCCGCCATGTTATCTCTGGCAAGTTTACTTATCTTAAAGTATTCTTTTTGTAACATCATCATCTTCTGTACTTCAATGGCGAAAAGACGAAGTTTTTCATGGTAATTCATAATAGTTATTTCTTATGGTTTAACGAGATAATTAACAGGACACATCCGCTTTTCAAATACCAAAAAATAGCTATGGTACTTTCGTCCATGCTGTTGCTTCCTCCCGTCATTCAATCTGTTTTTTGCAAACAGGATGAACATGTCTTTTGGATAGAATCCTTGATGGATTGCTTGATATATTACCCAGCAATGTGTAAAATGATTTTTCTGGCATACGACAGCATCCTGGCACTTAAAAATTACAATGCCTCCGTCTTTCAGTATTCGATGAAATTCTTTCAGGCTGGATGAATACATCTGCTTCAACTCTTCAAATGTTTTGAACGCTGTGAACCGCTTGCTAATGATGCCACTCCCGCTTTTGGTTTCATTATAGTTTTCGCCACTCATGACAAACGGCGGGTCAAACATGATTACGTTGCAACTGCCATCTTCGAGCGGAAGGTTATCAGAGGAAGCAGACACCACATCTTCCCTTTGAGGGTATTTATCAAATTTCCACTTTGGTTCTGGGATTCCTTTCTTGTAAAAATTGCCGATTGAAAAAGTAGGGTCACAGTCAATCGGCTTTCCATAGGCATGTAAAAACAGGATGTCACGAATTATTTCCTGTTCATTATATCCTATGGTTGAGATTATTTTTTTCCCAAACAATGTCTCTTGCCCATAATCTATATTCATCGCTCGCCAATTTTATTTCTAAGTTACACTTCTTCTTTTTATTTAATTCTTTTGTTTGGTACTTCGTATTGAGTTTATTTTTTAATTAACCGCAGCCAGCGTATAATAACAATTTTGTGCTATGTTCAATAGGCAAACAGACACAAAGCCACGAACCGTTGTATTCACTGATCAAGTTGTATCAGTGACGGGAACTCAAACATTACCGGTTTTTCTTTCTTTAGCTTTCGTTCCCAAACGGCGGCAACTGCCGTGTAATAATCAAAGTCTTCGGCCATTTCCGTTTCGTTCCTGTATAGAGTGGCAAGACCCGGGATGCCGGTCTTAGTCTTTGCAGACGTGTGTACAATCAGCGTCCCTGTTATTTGGCGCCCTGACATTTCTGTCTCCATCCGTGCGTATGCTGCCGCCTGTGCAGGTGCATCGTCTTCATCAATCGTATTCCCTGTTTTAAGGTCGAGAACATAGAGGCCGCCCGGGAGGGATAACGGTGTCTTTCCGTTTACAGTATAGTCGCCGCCTTCAATCTCAATCAGGTTATCCATCGTTCCGGCAGCATTCAACGAAAGCGAGTACACAATTTTTTCTCTCTCTATGATCTTTGGTTTTACAACATCAAGCCATTGCTTGAGCTTATAGACCGCATACATCTCCTCCTGATGTTGCAGAACAAAGATATTCCCATTGTTTTGTCGCTCAATGATTGCAATATCTTCCATAGAATAGATCGGATGGAGCGGAGGATTATACAGAATAATACCGCCGCCGGTCAGCACATACCACGCATAGTGGATGCGGCTACCACGTTCGGCGGCATCGTTCATTCTCCTGTCTGCTTCACGGTTGCCAACATCTCCCCGCCACCGCGCCAAAAATGGCTTGGGAGATGCACTGAGTTTTGTTGTGACCGATGCAATCGGCACTCGTTGCCCGTTGTCCATCGTAATGATGTACCAATGGTCGTCAAACCATTCGACCATCCTGGCTTTTTGTGATTCATTCATTGCTCATGGTTTTAGAATGGGAGATCATCTTCCGATTCGTCTTCTAATAATTCCGGGTCGTCAATGACTTCCCCTTTAGACATTAGTCGTTTGTATTCCTCAGACTCCTTCATCTTGTCACGAATGAAGTCTGGCAGGGAGTTGAATAGCGTCTCATCCCATGCCTCCGTATAATTAAGCTCAAAGTGTTCATAGAACGGCGGAGGCGCCGTAATACTTTTCGGCAGTTTAGACGCCGAACTGATGTCGGCGTAGGTCTTTCCTTTTGCAGACACCTTGTGAATGATGTTGAGCATGCATGGCACGCCTATTAGCGTAGCCACATCAAAAGCCTTCGCCTCGTCTTCGGTAAATGACTTTCCACGCCATCCTTCGAGAAACTTGCGAAGGTTTGATTTCTCGTTCATGGAGAGCGTAAAGTCCTTGCTGATGGAATAAGGCTTTTCGCCTTCGCCCTGGCGAAACTCTTTGGTAAGTTCAGGAAGCTCCCACGTGATGCGCACTTTATTTACGCGTTTGGGTTCTCCTTTAAAATTTTCCACAATGGTGCCAATATGAATCATTCCATAGCACCGGGCAATGTGGTTGCCGGATTCGACCGGAGTGTAATCCGATCCTGAGTTTGTTGCTACAATCATGGTATACTTGTTTTTGTTAAAGAAATCAATGAATTAGTGACCACATCCCGAGTATCAACAGCACAACAATCAGCCATGAAATTAACTCGCAGAAGCCTTCGCTGGTGGTCAGTAGCCAGATTATTTTTGTCCTAATCTTTTTCATTTATATGAAATTTTTTTGATTTATTTTACAAAGTTATGTTTATTAAAGAAACATTCCAAGTCCATTGTATAATCTGTCATTTGCTATCTTGATATATTTTTCATTCAATTCGATTCCTACATAATTTCTCCCGAGTTTGCGACATACCAAAGCAGTCGTTCCGGCACCCATGAACGGGTCTAAAATCAATCCATCTTTCGGGCATCCGGCTTTTATACAATCAACTATCAAATCTTCTGGAAAAGTTGCGAAATGTGCCTCTAAATATGGTTTTGTGGGTACAGTCCAAACGCTTCTTTTGTTTCTGATAGGGTAAACTTCATCCGCTTCCCCTTCTGCTCGTATAAGGTGCATTGTGTTCGATTGCTGCCCATCCGGTTGCAAGTTCTTAAATTTCGGATTGTATTTTTTGCCGGAGTGCAAGCCATTCAATTCACCATCCAGATTTCCGAAAGTTCCTGTTCCCTTGAACTTCCAACGCTCATGTCCTTTCGATGCCATCGTGTGTTCCTTTAGTCCTGGAATAACCGAGTTTTTGTATTTATTACTTCCTTTCATCATCGTATCCTTTCTCATGTCAAAACCTGTTGCAATTTCCTGTATGCTTTCATAATCAAAATAGTATTGACTTGACTTGCTCAACAGGAAAATGTATTCGTGTGCCTTTGTGCATCTATCGGTAACGCTTTCCGGCATCGGGTTTGGTTTGTGCCAAATAATATCTTGCCTCAAATACCAACCAAGTTTTTGTAACTCAAATGCAACACGCCAAGGGATGCCAGCCAAATCTTTGTCTTTAAAAAATGGATGATAGTATAAGTCCGGTTTATTCCCATTGTGCATTGAGCCATACTTTTCTTCTTTCTCTCCACCGCCTTCAAGTGTTTGTGCTTTGGTGCTGTATCTGCTTTTGCCGCTTATGTAACTATCGCCCAAGTTCAGCCACAAAGTTCCGTCAGGTTTTAAAACCCTTCTTACTTCTTCAAATACCAAAACCATTTTTGCAACATAATCTTCCGGTGTTTTCTCTAATCCTATTTGTTCCTCTTTTCCGTAATCTCTCAATCCCCAATAAGGGGGGGATGTGATGCAGCAGTTTATAGAGTTGTCTGTGAATGTCTTTAGAACTTCCAAGCAACTGCCGTGATATATTGTATTTGGTTTCAAATTCAATTTATTGGTGGATTCTTTAATCGTAATACGTTAGCGGTCAGGTTATGCTTAGCTTCATCTAAGCATTTGGGATGTACGAAAACAACACCCTTTCCAAACATTCTTTTCCTCCTCATAACTTGACCACCGTTACTTTGATTTGTTAGTGAGGTATTTCCTTCTATTGTTTCAAAGAAATTCTTATCAATTCTCCTTACGAAAATTCCGGTATGGTCATACCGACCGTCTAAGTTCCAGTCGAAGAAGACAATGTCTCCTTCTTTTGGAAGGGTTACAATTCTTTTTCTCTTTGTAAAAAATGCCACGGCAGTTTGACATCCGGCAAACCCCTTTGTAAATCCGATATTCCCCAACGGGAATCCCGCAATACTGTAACACCAACTTACAAATATCCCGCACCAAGGAACACCATCCAACCCGAACCATTTGCCGTATTTTGTTTTGTTGGAATCAGGTGGAACTTCTGTGTAGCCAATTTGCTTTTCTGCTACTTCTACGATTTTCATTTTTTTACTATTTAATTAAACCATTTGAGCTCTGTCGTTCCATTGAATCCTTTTTGCCATACATACCAAGCATAAGCAAGAGCACCTCCACCACCAGCAATCATTTTTTCAAATTCAGCGTTTTTTGCACAAAGCAGCCGAGAACTTGAAACATAAACTGTCTTTGGTGGATTTGATATGAATAGCTTTTTTCGAGCCTTACCTTCCAAAAATTGTATCTTCAAAAACATTGCAACCTTGTTTCCTTCGGGTATAATTTGTAATGCCTTCTCAATAAATTCCTGTGCATACTTATACGGTGGGTTTGTAATTATATCTCCGTTCCATTCCAAGTTATCAATGCTCAAAAAATCTATTCCTGTTTCACCAAATCCCCTATCTATTAAGTCGGTGCTTTTTACCCTATGCCCTGCCTTTTCAAATACCTTACTTAAATGCCCCTCACCGCAAGCACACTCCCAAATATCAGGTGCAAATGTTTCAAGTCTTAAAAGCAAATCGGCTGCTTTAGGGTCTGTTGCATAATAATCTTCATTCTGCCTTTCCTTGGCAGTATGATTACTTGCACCTAAAGTCTTATATATTCCGTTGCTGTTTCCTGCCCAATCTTTTGTCATTTCGTTAGAAGTTTTATTATTTTTTACCATTGCTTAACGTTTAAGAAATGTTACCCATCGCAAATAACCATGCTAAAAAAGCAACAAGACACCATTATTCTTTTTACGGTTTGCTTTCCTAAAACCAACATCGTAGCGATTATGACACCGCTGACAAAGTGCTTTAAGGTTTGAAAAATCATTGTTATTCACATTGTGGTCTAAATGTGCTATCGTCAAAACAATTTTTATCACTTTATAGCCCATATCTCTTGCATCTTCGGCAATCACATCACCAGCAAAAGACATTTCTATATCATTCCAAAAACCGTTTTTATCACGATAACCAATTGCATAATTTTCCACTCCACAGAACTCACAGCAATTTTTAGCACGTTGTAAAATTGCATCTCGGATTTCTGTTTTCCATTTTTTAGGATATTTTTTGTAATCTATCGGCATACTATATCAAATTTAGTTGTTAAAATCCACGCCTTCGCAAAGCAGATGCTGTTATACCACACGACGGTGGACACTATCTATTGCTTTAAACAGTTCATAGGCGACCTGCGGGACAATAGCGTTTCCAAGCGCTTTTATTCTTTTAGCTTTGTCCAATTCTTTGGGTAGCCCATCATCCACTCGACAAAGTTCGGATGCAACCGCAGTCCATTCTCTATTCCAATCCGGTTCATAAAAACCCCGTCCAAGTAGTGTTTCTTTTCCCTCATATCCCAATTTATCCCCTCCGAGAGATTCTTCCCTGTGTTCACAGTTGGTGTCGGCAAAAAATGAATTTGATTTACCAGTCCCGCATTGCTGCTGCTCCCAGCTTTGTTCCTTAATCGCATCGTTCCTGTTTCCGTTATGTAAAGGTTTTCCGATTTCTTTTTCTCCATCTTTCCATCTGATGCTGTTGGTGTAAGCAATAAACCACACTCTATCCCTTCGGTGCGGAGCATTGACGGCGCAAGCTGGAATAATAAACGTTTCTGTGGTGTAGTTCTGATTCTCCATGTCAGATAGCACCGTGTCGAGTGCCAGACCGATGATGCCAGGAACATTTTCGCCAACAACATAGGTCGGTTTAACCTCTGTAATAACTCTAAGCATTTCTTCCCAGAGGTAACGGTCATCATCTTTGCCTCTTCGCTTCCCGGCTGTGCTAAATGGTTGACAAGGAAGCCCTCCGGTGAGGATGTCAATTTTGTTTTCATATTCTGTTCCGTTAAATTTTTTAATGTCTGAATATCGTTTTGTGTCCGGGAAATTTTTTTCTAAAACCTTTTGACAAAATTTGTCAATCTCTACCTGAAAAATATTGTTCCATCCCATCCATTGTGCAGCCAAATCAAAACCACCTATTCCCGAAAAAAGTGAGCCGTGTGAAAGGCGCGAGTGTATAACAGCAGATTGTTGCAATGGCGGCTGACGAATAATATTTGAGCTTACGTTTTCCAATTTAACTTTAGTGCTTTTATGAACATTTGTAATCCTATTGCCGCTACTGACAGCAATACCCGACCCGTTAGCGGTCGGTTTCCCGACAGCACACACATTCAACAAATTGACCAAACTCCCAATGAAATATTCTTCCTTTACCTTTACAGTAATTGCAAACCGAACCGCTAACATCGGCTTTAACGACAATATTTTTGGCTTTAATATATTCATCAGTTTTCACCTGAATGTAACTCTCGCCAAAATAGTCTGTGCCATCATCAAGCCATTTTGCAAAATCAATCAGTTCTTCTCTTGTCATATTGTGTTATTTAATAAGTTTTTAAATCCGCAAAAAATACATGCGCAAATCCCGAAACCATTGGCAGCAATGCTAACCGACAGACAACTCAAAGTAATAATGACCTCCGGTTCGCCACATCAAAAATTTCATCTTGAAGTTAGTGAGCCACATATTTGACATAATTGCTTCAATAATTTCTTCATTGCCACTCCATCCACCTGTATAAAGTTCAAGTTTGTATTTGCCTTTATACTTCTTACTTAGCTTAAACCCCCAATCAGACATATACCATCCGTCAACCAGAACCGTTTTAACAAATGTAAGTAAAGGCAAACTTTCATCTGGCTTATAGGTTTTAAGATATTGCAGCCATTCATCAGTTGGATAACCATTATCATCCAAAAGCACAGTAGGCAACAAAGTATATGCGTCAGGAGCATTGATTTTCATCTCATTAATTTCTGTTATCGGCAAACGTGGGACACTGCTCCGAATGAGTAGCATCCCACATAACCCGAAAATGCTAAACAATTTCTCTCAAATGTCTTAAATTGGCTTCTGCCCTTTCATTCAAATCATTTAACTTAAATAGCAAAAAATGAATTTCTTCGATTAAACTATCAGGCTCTGTTTCTTTTGAAACTTCATTTGATGTTGCAGGCTCATCATACTTTTTAATCGTTTGCAGTTTATGCTTTGTTTCAGATAAAATATCATCATAACGATTAACGGCATTTGCCAGCCTTTCGATAATTACATTCAATTCGGGTTGATGAATTGCAGTAGGCATATCGGAGCCTTTTTCTTTAATTTGTTCTTTGTACATAGGTTTGTTGTTTAAAGATGCCAGCCACTAACAATGTATTGCTAAAAGTGGGGGCTGACGTTCCACTAATAAGCAATTATACTACATTAAACTTTTATCCTTCTGATGGGCTGTTGTGCAAGTATCTCCCACATTCGGCAATACCAGAACCGTTAGAGGTAATGCTATGGAAAGGAGACATAATCGCCAATATTTATATTTTCATAATCCGTTTTAGACACTTCAAAACGTTGTTTAACCGTGTCTTTACCATTAAAACCTTTTACTATTAATACAAAATCCTCATCATCCAAACGAGTTCCAGACATTCGCATTTTTAGTATAAAGTTGTAATACGTGTATGATTCAATTCTTGCTTCCTCGTGCCATTTATCAACAACAACGCCATTTTTCAATCGAGTTCCACAAGTTAAAAGCACTACCGCTGAAATCACTACATCTGAAATCATTACCGCTAACAGCACATAGGCAAAAGGGTCGTTTAGTTTTCTATTTGACATTTTGTTGGTGGTTCATGTAATGGCATCCAATTTCCGCAATAAAAAAAAATAAACCCCGCAGCCTCTCACCACTGCGGGGTTTTAGGATATAGGCAGAGCGAGAACATCAGAACTCCGCCGATCCTATAAAAAACAAAGATATGGAAATAAGAGAGCATGCAAGTCATAGTGACTACTGTATTTTTTTTGCGAATCATTCATTGATTGAAAGATATTCTGAAAGGATTTAATCTGCTCATCTCCAAATCAAAATCCATCTCGTCGGCAAGATCATCGTATCCTACGTATCTTGCATAGGCAATAATTTCTTCGGCATTTATGTCGCCCATGAAATCATTGTTTGTGTTATCAAACGCGTCCCGAATGTGATGCCTAAGCACCTCGTCCTTTGAGAGGTAGCTTCCGGTCTCGTTTTTGAATATCATTGTCGTTTTATTTAATTCTCCAAATACGCACCCCGCGCACAGCAATTCCGTTTTGTATCTCTGTTACAAAGCGGAGGGTATATTTCCCCTTCGTCCTGCGACTTATGTGTGCCGCCGCCGATCGCGCCACCTCTTGAGCAACAGCATGGAAGGTGCTATCCACCTCATAATACTTGTGCATATCCTCCGGCAAAATTTTCTCCGGCTTTGGCACTCTTTTTTTTAGAGGTCTTGGCGGTTGTAATGCCGCCAAATCCTCAAACAGCTCAGGGTATCTTCTTCTGAATGAAGCGGTTAACCCGTTGCGAATGATTTCTGTCATAGTTTTGACGATATAAAAGTAAAGTTTTATTTTATTATTTCCAAATTTTCTTCCATCAAAATTTGCCGCATCATATCACTTTCTGACAGTGAATATGTTGCCTTCCGCTGGATTGCTTTCCACATTGCCCGGTCGGACGACGTATTGGCAACCGGGATGATAGCTGTTACCGGCTGTCGTTGTCCTATTCGGTGAAGCCGATCCATATTTTGTTCAAGTTTTGCATACGTCCACACAAGCTCGGAGTGTATGCTGGTGGCGGCGCTTACCAAATCAATTCCTTCCGTTATCTCCGTGCTGCATACAATGATGCGGCATGACGGGTCGGTCAGGAAGGATTGGTTCTTGCGCCACTTCTCTTCCATCGAATCAGAACCAGTAAGGGTTGCCGTCATAGACGGATACCACGATGCGATCTCCGCTATTACTTGCCGGAAGAAGGCAAATACTACGACCTTTTCTCCATTGTAAACAAGGTCGTCCAACGCCTCCTTAACAAAGGGAAGTTTGCCCATGGCCGTGATGCGCTGCAACCGCAGCCGCATGGTCATCATCTGTCGCTCCCTGTCTATCGCAGACAGGTTTGATGTCATGATCTTCCTTGACTCTGACAGGGCGACCATGTATTCCGGCATAGTATGTACCTGCACGTCCACCCGTTCGATAGTTTTATCCGGCAGGTCTTTTTGAACCGCGGATTTCTCCCTACGTACATACATGCCACCGCCACGCATTCTTCGGTCTAACTCGCCAAGGTTGGTGGCGCCGTCATAGGTGTATCCATAAAACTCCTTGCGAAGATCGCAGAAGTCTTTATAGAATCCCCATTCACCACCAAATTCACTCAGTCGCCCGATGGCTTTGAGTTGGTTAACCAAATCTTTTGGCGCATTGACAATCGGCGTGCCTGAAAGTCCTATTTTCAGTTCAATGCCATTAGCAATAGCCACCAACGCCTTCCCCCTTTGTGACTTTGGGTTTTTTATCCTATGAAATTCGTCGCCTATCACGGACGCAAACCCGGAAGCCATAATCGCATCCTGGTTTTGCCTCAGAACATCATAGTTGATGATTACGATGTCTGCCCTGCGGAAGTCTTTTCCGCTAACCACGTGAATAGTACGTGGCTGTTCGAGGAGCTCGGAAAACTCCTTCGCCCACTTCATTTTTACTATGGACGGGCATACCACAAGACAAGGATATGCCTGTAATTCATTGACAATGCCGATGGCTTGCCACGTCTTACCGACTCCGGGCGGGTCGCCGATGATAAGACGGCGGCTTTTAATTCCGTATTCCACACCGGACTTCTGATAGCCACGCAGGTCTCGACGCAACCCGTGAACATGGTAGTCGCCGTCTGCGGCGGACGACAGTCGCAGATATATTAACTCGTCTTTTGACAGACGGTCAATTTCTGCCATGATTCCTCCGTTGTCCTGAAATCCAGACCTGGTTATCAGGAGCCGTATTTTGTCGGCTGTATCCGATGCCAACGGGATGTCCCATCGTCGTTTGGTTGGCACCCACTTCCGCCCACGGATATTTTTTACCAGCGCTAAAATGTCGGACTGATAATCAAAGGAAGCGTGTACTATCCCACCCGTTCTTGATAACACTCTCACAACACATATTTTTTTTAATCGGTTGATTACGCCGGAGCCGGTATAGATAATACCGGTTGCGGCATTCCATTGAGCAGAAGATATGACCGGAATACCGGCGTTCATCTACTGAGTCTTCGTCTATCTGAGACGGTGTTTCGCACCATGCACAGATGAATATGTTTTTCATATGTTATTTTGTGAGCATTTTAATTTGCCTGATGGCCTCCCTCTTTGAAGCCATGCGTCTGGTATTGGACGCTCCAATTTTTTGTCCGTTGGCAAACACGATGGCCACATTTTTGAACTGATACGGCGGAGTAGGACGCATCGGGATGAACTGCACGGCGTATTCCGTTGCCTCGGAATTGTCGTCCCATCCTCTGATGACCACGGTGGTGTATTGATGTCGCATATGCTTCATCGCACACCTCCTTTTTTCTTCCGTGTTGCCGCTTTCCGGCGTTCCATTCTGCGACGTGGCGCGCTGGCTATCATTAGCATTCGCCACAGGTCGCCTGCCTGAATGCTCTCCTTTTGTTGCGTCCCTTTTATTCGGACTTGAACCAAATTGGGCGCAACAAGTTCAAGGACAAACGGTTTGCCACGGTATCTTCCGAATAAAACCGTTTCATTTGTTTCCCTTGAGACGACGGCCGGGACAATGTTTCCGTCCGATGACTTTTTGTAAGAAAGTTTTACCATTAGTTCACTCTTTTAAACCTTATGGAAATTATTTTCCCCTCATTTTTTAGGAAGCCGGAAACGAAGACAATTTCCATCTTCCTGCGCGCCAATTCCCGGCGGACGATAGTCGAGATAGACGTAGGAGACAACTTAAAGTAATTGATAGGTACAGTAAAGTGACCATTCTTCTCACAATGGTTCAGAGTGAGAATGATTCTGTCAATCACCTTGCCGTCTTTTGGGGAACGAATTTTACTTGGCACAAAATCATACGATATTGTGAACAGTTCGTTTTTAGGCAGCTTAGTACTGCCACGCTTTCTTTTTTGTTTCATTGGATAAATTTATTTGGTTAAGAGAAATTATGATCAAGCTAAAACTCAAATTTCATATAAAGCAGGTCGCCGAACAGTCGTTTGACGGCTGCGTATTCCCTGCAACACTTTTTATATATTCTATTAGCCGTGATGCTGTCGGCATCATATCCAAGGCTGTAGCAGAACTCCTGAAAGGAGCCCGGGTCGCTTTTAGTAAGAGAATGCAACACTTCGTACATTGTTGGCACCTTTCCGTTGGCATAACTTTTTACGAAGGTGAATGTATATCTCCTTCCATGTCTTGAAAGGCACATTTTGAACACGTATCTCGGAGACAAATCTTCCGGGAAGTATTTTTTGTACTCAGGAGTTCCGATTACTCGGAGTTTTATGCCATGTCTTTTGGCAAATTCATTTACCTTTTCTTCGTGTTTCATACTGGTACATGTTGTAAAGATATTCGTCATTCAGCACCCATAGGCGTCGTTCTGCGTCGTTTGGGTATGGGTTTTTAGGTTGTCCTAACCTTTTGGCAATGATTTGGTCAATCAGCGGCCTGTTTTCCTGAATAAATTTTTTCATTATGAATTGGTTTTTAAAGTTCAAACTCAACTTTAACTGTATCGGAGCTTTCAATAGTAAAGAATCATTGTGATTTGCTTCTTTTCCATTTTTTGTTTTTTGGTTCACAAAATCATTTTTCTAATAATACATTTATTACATTATTTAATCTTTTCTTTTTCTCATTCTCGGTGAGAGCATCCCAATCTTCCGGGACATTAAAACCGTCCCCTGCACCGGCTTTTAACATCCGTAGTTTCCAAGAGTTTTTGTCGGCCTCATTATCGCAGAACACGTCGGCCATTTTAGCCGCTACAGCTGCTATTCTGAGTGGGTTGTCATTTGATTCATGCGTCTCATCAAAATTGCCATCCACGACCGTTAGACCATAGACAGACGCAACATAATTGATGTGCTTGGATGTGGTCACCGACCACCAGCCGTGACGGACTAACTGTTTACCAACAATAGTGGCTACGTGGGTATCATATGAAAATACCCTGTTTCCTTCAATACGGAGATTCTGTTTGTATTTCACTGCTTAAAGTTTAAAACGTTTAGGAACATCTTGATCAATTCATTCAGCAAGTAGATTTTGCCTGTATCTTATTGGTTTCGATTATTGCATCAGCAGGCGTGATATTAAGGTGTTTCCCACCAGTGTTTAGGTTGGGTACATACCATATCGAAGTTGCGTTGCATACCTTATCTGCATCTTCCATGTTCCGGAAGTAGAATGTTGTACCGCTTCCATCCATCTTTACGATATGATCACTGTGTTCTTTCATGACATGGACTACTGCATCATGCCATAAGTCAGGATCAACCATGTGTGGACATGAGTTATGGAATCCGCCATGTATGGCGCAGGTCATACGACCATTGCGCCATCCCACCCGATATACCCCGCAGCCACGATATAAACTCCTCCAATACTCCGGATCAGCGGCATCCGAAGGATTAACCAGTATTACAGCCGCACGGGCTGCAGCCATGATTGCTTCCGGTTCATTGACTCTTTCTTTATAGCATTTCATCCGGTGTTCTTTTCTCCATGCGCGGATAAATGCTTGTCTCTGTGATGTCTTTTCACCGGAACGGGTGATGACAACATACTCACCGTTAGCTCCTCCTTTCTTGTCGTTTAGTCCGATGGCGTCATATCCAAGTAACCGAAGCTGACGGACTGTAGCTTCTGTCCATACTGATTTATGCCGCCAACCCTTTGAATAGTTCGAGCGTCCGGTTCTTGATGTACCGGTCAGGATGGCTTCAATACATGAGGCACTGACCCGGTCTTTTTTGGGGGCACCCTTTTTAGTTAAAAGGGATACCGGAAGTTTTTTTGTTTTCATTTGATTGTTGTTTTAATTATTATACGAATATTATGTGAAAAGGTCGTGATTTTTTTCACAAATACATATTACATGTGGTACAGTAGTCGAGGTTCGTATCGCTATCGTACCACACACTTTCTTCGCCGCAGTGATGACACTTTTCATTTGTCGGGTACATAGACTCATACCTTTCTTCCGGATCGGAAGAAGGTTTTTTACCGGCGACAATGGCTTTATCCTCCCACGAGGATGCGTCGTAAAATCCGGCATCATACTTCTTATTCCGGTAGTGTTCCCACCATTTCTTTTTGGTAGGTTTGTTCTTGCCGTCGTCGCCGTAGCCGGCGTCATAGTCGGTGCCATAGCCGTAATATCTTCCATATCCTCCATGTCCTCCATATTCATGGCCATCGTACCTGAAACCGGACGGCATCCGGCGTTCATGTTCCCATCGCTGCCCTTGCAGCACTTCACACAGCTCCATGACCATCCTTCGACAATTCTCAACCTCGTGGAGGTTGATGAACTCGTCTTTTAAGTGCGGGTTGTAGTATCCGCACGACATGTTCGCCATGCAGATGTCAATGACATCTTTTAGGGCGTCCACATCCGTAGTCATGCCGGATGTCTCTCTATACCCATACTTGAGTAGTGTCGGAGCAATCGTATCTCCGAACTCTTTAGAGTATAGTTCTCCGTAGATTGACTTTACGAAGTCTGACGATCCGCGCCGGTCGCATTGCAGGACGAACCCGCAGTCATCGAAGAAGTTCTCTTTTGCCTTCGACGACCCGATGCATCCCGACTCTTCGTCACGGAAGAATACGGCTTTGCATGCCGGCAAGTCGCGCAGCGAACACAAGGCGATATAGATGCCAACCTTATCATCGCCGCCAATGCCTGTGTAGTCTTTCCGCTCCGTATCGTAAGCGAAGACAATTTCGTCGGCCTGCATCAGCCGGTAATGATGCTGTGGAATTATTTTATGCACGGTATCCGTATGCGCCACGATACACGGGTAGATTTCGGATACCCCCTTTACGCAGTACAGGTTACCCTCGTCCTTCATGGTGACACACCCGAAGGACTCGGCGTACTTTTCTATCACATTCACCATTTCTTCGGTGCGATAGGTGACCGATTGAGTTAAAAGAATGTCGCGAAACATTCTGGGCAACTCAATTTTATCCTTGTTGTGAATGTGCGGAGGGACAACGACTTTGTTTCCCCCTTTCTCTGTTTTTCTCATTTCATTATTTGTCTTCATTTGTCTTCATCTGAGTTTAAGAACATATCCGCGTGATTATCGCAACAGAACAGATGCGACACCCCGTTGCTATCGGTGACCTCTGTTTCTTGTCCGGCGAAGAAGTACTCGTTGCAATGCTCGCATATCATACAGTCATCAATGAGTGCATACTCATTCATACTTTGAACATATACAATGTTATCGTTATCTATTTCTGATTGACTATACACGCTTCCGTCGTGGAGTCTGATTGAATGGTCATAACAATACATATTTCCGTTTTCTCCTACGCGAAGGTCGTCCTCATGGAAGAGGTCACCGCAGTATTCGCACGTTCTCGTTACGTCTATATGCACAATGCCGTAACCGGGAACGTCTACCGAATCCTCTCTTAAAATGTATCGGTCGTGGTAATCCGACCACACGCGATCTTCACCGCCACCGCCGTCGGTTGAGGTGAGGACGCTGATAGCGTCATTATCATAATTTTTAACACAACCGGGATACAGATACTTGAATGTATCCATATACGGGTATTGGTCAAACTCCCATTTTTCGAGTTTGACCTCAACATTTTTTTCCACCTCCCTCCCCTTGAAGTCTACCCACCATGTTTCGTCATGGTATGTGTTGTACTTCCGATAATACCATCCGTTATCGGATGCGTAGTTACGGAAGGTCTCTATGGTTGTGTCATCACCATAGATTCGATCCATGAATTTCTTTCCTTTGCTCTCCCAAAGGAGGGCTCTTCCTATTAGGAGGTCGTCTTCATCGGTCATGATGACCATGGAGACGACATTTTTATTAGATGTATAGATGTCTAAGTACGGCTGGCACCGATCGTACCTCATACATGATTCCGACAAGCTTCCGGTGTTTTTGCCGGAATATTTCCGATAATGGTACCAGCACCTAATATCTTCGCCACAGACAATACTTATTTTTCCTTTTTCTTCTGTGGCAAAAACAATATTGCTGAATATCTCAAAATCTTTGTCTGTTAGTCCGGCAAGTCCTTTTTCATTCAGGAGTTTACGTGCCACACGTGCCGCCCGTGCATGTTGGCGACCGGAACGCGCCCACGTGCCGTCCTCGTTTATCTCTTGTGTTTTTCCGGCCGGCATGTAGCCGATCATCCCGGCTTTAAGTGAGAGAAAGTTCCCGAATTTCGTGTTAACAAATTCGGGGTTTAGGAGTCTTTCGGCTACTTTTGATACCTTTGATTTTTGTTCAAGATACCTCCTGAATGAGGAGGCAATTTTTAATTCACTCATAGTTTTTGGTTAAGACACAACATCCTGTTGTGTTTCGGCCGGCGCTCGTCAGTTAACCTGCCGGCAAAAAAAAATACCGGGACAAGCAAATACTTCTTGCCCCGGTAGGTTCGGTTTTTCCGGGGTGTCCGTTCCCATCATACGCGCATCATCCGGGCTGCGCGGTGCCCATATTGATTACAGCCCCTACGGGATGTCACTGTCCCCCGGAGCTGTCTTGGTTTCGTTTGGGGTCGGAGACTGCGTTTGTGCCTCGTCTCACGTCCAGGCAATGTCAGGAAGTAAACTCGTTGCAATCCTTTTGCAACCTTCCTGCACACGAAATGACCCCTCCCTATCGGTTTACAGTCATATGGCAAATGAATTAAGAGGGCTTGCGTACCCCCCGCCGTCCACAGACCGCTCCCCGCGGACTATACAATCATCTCACGGGATCGGGATCGTGTCCACCCGATCTATTTTGCGCCTTCTATGTACCTAAAAGGTTGGATATTGGCGCGCCGACCATTTATTCTCACCGCGCGCAGAGTTAGTATCCGTTCCCCTGCTTCGCCGCCGGCTGGTTACCGTTGTCTCCGGAATTTACGCACCGGCGAAGGGTTGGTCAGCAACCCACGCAATATGCGACAAGATGGCCGTGCCCGGCTATGCCATTAGCCGATTGTTAGCAGAGCTGCTGATTCCCGTCAGCAGATGCGGGCATATTCGCTGCTCCCGGCAGCGTTTCCATGCGGCCATTAACCGCACATTGAGTAAAAAAATTGTGGCTATTTATTCATCGAAGAAACAAGTAGCCAAAAAAAATAAAATGTGTGCGTTATCTGAAATCGCGGTGGGTTTGGTTATTGGTTGGTTGATTGTTAGTTGATTGTTAGTTGGTTGTCTGTTAATCTTTTAAGAAACTCACTCAAAGTAATCACCTGCACTCTTGAATTAGTGCAAGCGTTCGTGAAGACCCGGAAGTGTCTTGACGCAAAGCGCTTGAACACTTTTGGCGAATAACCGAATCTTAAACGCTTGTGAAATTCAGGTCGAATCGCCCGATATGAGTCGTAGACGTTTTCTCCGAGTTCAACTCTTATGTGAACCGGGAGTTTACAATTAAACATTCGCCCGCCCATTTCGTGCATGAATTTCGCCTGCTGGTGAACTACGTTCAACAACGTCCCGAAGAATTTTCCAGCATTCTGAGATTCGATCCCGGCTGGCAGGTTGTTGAACTCGATCCTCGTATCATCCTGGTACACAATCACCTTTATAGGCGATGTTGTTTCGTCAATGGTAGAAGGAATGAAAAAAGGGTTGATCTCCTCTACCATTTCCGCCACGCTGCCGGCTCCTTGAGCCAGTGCAGTGGATTGTGTTTGGTTTTTCATAGTTTTTTGGTTTGAAAAAATGAAAAACCCACCGCGATGTCAATGAACGCACATCTCACAGCACACAAGTCGCACAACACAGGGCTGCACATTGTCTAATCTGCATCAGCCGGAGGTTCCATCCGTTCCGGTCTGTTACCCTGCGTGCATTATCTATTACAAACGCCGTGCCAATATGTAACTGCTTGAAAATCAAGTGTTTCTATTTTGGCAGTTGTAAGTAGTTGATTATCAGGGTGTTAACAAGTAGCTGAAAATCAGTTTGTTGTGTGCTATTGTCCAAAATACTATACAGACAGAATGTCACATATTTGTAAGTGCTTGAAAATCAGGGAGTTATGAAGCCAAACTAAAGTAAGAATTTAGGACAGTTGCCATAAAAAGTGTCCTATTTTAAGGACAATAATATTTCGTGCCATATTGTGTTAATGTAATGTTAAGGTTGCACGAATGGAAGCACAGGAACATAATGGAACACACAGGATCACCAGATCACCGGATCACCGGGACGCAGGTAAGCTCTATGAGTAGTAGTATGCCTTACATAGTACTTTAATATACAAAAGTACCTTTTTCAAAAATATACTTTCTAATGTCTTGTAATGTGTTTCGCATGGTTCTATACAATGCAACATTGATATAGAGGGGGGGTGCAACAAAAAGAGGGGGTGCGAACATCGGCGGCGGCGGGATAACCCCGAAAACGTATTGTATTACCCCGAAAACGTATTGTTTACACAAAACACTTAGGATGGTGTATGGTGTGTGTGGGGGGGTATTCCGGAAATATGGGGGGTATATTTTACCATGTGTGGGTGTGTATTATCCTAATGTTTCATGTGGAACACGTGGTATTGCTTTCTTTAGGTCTTTTTATGCCCTCTGATGCGTTCTTATTAGTCTAATGGTGTCTTTAGTCGTCTAATATCTTTTGCGTGTTCTAATGGCTTCCTGTGGCGTTTATATGTTCTCATGGTATCTTCTTTTTTTTTGCGGTGATGGTTATTTGTTATGATTTATGGTTTGTAGTCATTTTTGACACTATATTCCCTTAGAAGTGTCGTATTCATATTTAATACGACACTTTCCTCTATGAAACTTGTGTCAGAATTTACCCTCCTGTGATTTTTGAAAGTGTCATTTTTTACCACTTTATGGTCTAAATGGTGTACATTTTGACTACGAGTGTCTAAATTTACCCTCTTTGGAGGTGTACGTTTTATGTCTGACACAAATCCCTTTCTATCATCATTGGTTATTCCTGCTGTTGTAAGCAGTCGCAGGGAGTCTTTTATTCGTCGTGATGGTATTTCCTCTGATGATGGTTATTTATCGGTTGGTGCTGGGTCTTCCGGTGTGATAGACAGTCAGTATTTGATGGATTCCGGTGAATCGTGCAAGGTTTATCGTGGTGATTTAGCCCGTGCTTGTATTGACGGGTTATCTTGCAGTGGCATGGTGTTATTCGGCTATGTGGTAATGCATTTGGGGCGGAATCGGGATCGGATACGGCTATCTCCGTCTGTTTGCTGCAAGGCGATGGGTATTTCCCGTAAGACGTTTTATCGTGGGATCGGTGATCTTATCCGGTACAATGTGATTGCGCGTCGTTCTTCTGCTATTTATTGGGTGAATCCGGCGATAGTGTACAACGGCAACCGGGTACGCAGTTTTCCCGGCTGCGTATCGGTTGCCGGCACATCTGATTAGTTAGGGTTCATATGGTTGTCTATATCTTCATATACCATTTTAATTTCTTCGATGGGGAAGATTTCCGTTGTAACGAATGATGCGATGATCATCATGTCTAATGGGCTGGTGGTGTCTTTCAGTTCTTCATAGACTTTTTCTATGACCTCAAAGGTGGTGGTTCCCTGACTGTTTTTGGCTTCTGCGATGATGGGTTGGACTTGATGGACGCGGTCAATAAGCCGGTCATATACTTCCTGTTCTTTGTTCATTGTGTTTGGTTTTTTGTTTTAAGTGACGATGGTTTCTTCTTTTACGATGGTTTTTGTTTTGGCTGATTTGAGCCATTGGATTCTGACGCTGACATTTCCTCCGTAGTGGGCTCTAAGGTTTTTAATCAGTCCGGCTCGTGAACGGAATCCTTGTCCGGTGTAGGACAGGGTTTCTCCGTTTTGGCCGATGCGTCGGTAGTTGATTTCCCCCTTTTTATTCTTAAAGGCTTTAATGACAATCATGCGTAGTATTGTTTAGCGATTTCATTTATTTGTTTTATCCGGTCGAAGGCTTCCCGTACAATGACATATCGCACCCGTCGTGCGTCACTGATGTCGCCTATGTCCTGAATCAGTCCGGCTTGTCGCAGGATACGCACATGAAACGTGCAGCTTTGGTTGCTAATCTTGCATTGCCTGGACAGTTCAGATACCGACATACCTTTGGGATGCCTGGACAGCAGGGCAAGGATTTCCTTTCGTCTGCGTCCGCCGGTGGCTTTAATCAGTTTGACAGCAAATTCCATAGGGCAAATATAGCAACATTTTATTAACTACAAATTTTTTTATTTTTGTTTTATGTCTATCAGAACATTTCGTCATCTTACCCGTCGTAGCCGGAAGGCGTTGCCCGTGCGCAAGAGGTCTAAGTACAACAACACCATCTTGACCACCGGCGAGGGGCGTTTTGATTCCAAGAAAGAATATGGGGAGTGGTGTCGCCTCAAGCTGTTGCGTGATAAGGGGGTCATCAGCGACCTGCGCCGTCAGGTGATAATCCCGCTGGTGGTAAACGGACACAAGGTATGCACATACATTGCGGACTTTCAGTACACCATGGATGGGCAGACGGTCATTGCCGATGCGAAGGGGAAGCGGACGGCCGTGTATATCCTCAAACGCAAGCTTCTTCACGCGCTCACGGGTATATGGATAAAAGAATTGTAACAAGACCTGATTTCCTGTTACTTTAGCCATGTCATGGGCGCACCGCTTTACGAACCATATGTGTACACGCGCAGCTATCGTACCGGGCAGTTTGTTTCGTTTCAGGGGCATGTGTATGAGTGTCTGCAACCGACTCTTTTTTATGAGAGTCCGAAGGCCAAGCCGGCGAAGTGGCGCGTGGCATTTGACGTGGCGTCGGCCGTCACGTCGGTCACGTCGGTCACATCGGCTACCTCCACAAGCGCCACTCCCACTTCGTCCGAGTTTGTTTCGCTGCAAAACAGGGTAAGCGCACTGAGCGGGTCATTAAGTGCAGAGGTCATCAACCGCATCTCTGCCGACAACGCCCTGTCGGCGGCTATCAACGTCGTGTCGGCCGCCCTGAGTGCAGAGACAGCCGGGCGTATCTCGTCCGACAACGCCCTGTCCGTTGCCATCGGCATCGTATCGGCGCAGGTGGCAGCCAACTCAACGCAGATGACGAGTGTAGATAATGCCTTGTCAAACGCCATCTCCGTAATTTCTGCGGTGCTATCCGATCAGGGGTCTGCAATCATTGCCAACTCCGCCGACATGACCTCCCTGAAAAACAGGGTAGGTGCCAACAGCGCATTGCTGTCTGATGCCTTGTCCGCCATCGGTGCCAACTCCGCTCAAATGACTTCTGCGGATAATGCCGTCAGTGCGGCGGCAGCATCAAAAAACAGGATCATCAGCGTTGCTAATCATGGGAGTGTGCTTGTTACAAATCCTGAAAAATTAGATTTCACCGGCAATGCGGTAAGCACCTATCTGTCAGGTTCTACGGTAAAGATTCAGATTTCAACGGTAGCAGGCACCGCCAGCGTCACTTCTGCCGAATACCTGTCGCTGGTGGACAGGGTATCCGGCAACTCGACGCAGATGACGAGTGCCGATAATGCCTTGTCCAATGCCATCTCCGTCGTGTCGGCACAGGTGGGCGCCAACTCAGCGCAGAACACCAGCACGGAGGCGGTGCTGTCGAGCCGTATCAATGCTGTTGTCAACAATGTGTCGCAACTGTCTGTTACGGTATCGGCCATCAGCACGCGGCTATCATCCCTTTCTTCACAAGTGACGTCGCTGAACGCCGTCAAAAACCGTATCGTGAGCGTCGCCAATCACAGCAGCGTCATTAACACCAATCCGGAAAGGATAGATTTCACAGGCAATGCCGTGAGTGCCTACCTGAGCGGATCAACAGTGAAGGTGGATATATCCGTCACGGCCGGAGGCGCCAGCGTGACGAGTGCAGAATACCTGTCTTTGGTAAACAGGGTGTCCGCTGTTTCAACCGATGTGACTTCGGTGAAAAGCGTCGTAGATGCGGGTGGCGGTCTTTGGGTCGTGGTACAGAACGAGCAGGGTATATCGGCTACCACACTGACCAATGTGAGCGGACTGAGTCTGACCCTGTCGGCAGGAGGAATCTATAAGATAGAAGGCATGCTGCTAAACCGTATGTCCGTGACTAATACCTACCGGCTTGGTGCGACATGGCCTGCGATGGTGTCTGGTGAGGGCGGCGGCTTCTGGCAGGGTGCACTATCCATCGGCAATAATGCGTCGGTGCGGCTCGGCGTATTCAACGAAACGGGCAGTGGCTCGGTCACTTTCTCCATTGCCGCCGCAGCCAACGTGATGCCCATAAAACTGGATGCGGTGTTTCACACTTCGGCGACGGGGACATTTCAGGTGCAGGCAGCCGCGTCGGTAAACACCTCACCGCTTCTGATAAAGGCGGGGTCGTACATCAGAGCATACAAAATAGGTTCGATATAGTGATATGGAAAAGCTGGACTTCGATGCGAAACAGAATGTGGCGTATTGCATCCCCGATGAGCTGCGGGATGAACAGATAAAAATTAACTGCGCTAAGGTCAGCGGCAGGGTGAAAGAAGCGACACGCGTCACCGATGAGCCGATAGCCATTGTTGGATTTGCACCCTCGCTGCAACAGACATGGGAACAGATCAGAAACTTTAAGGTGGTGATGACCTGTTCCGGCGCACACAAATTCCTCGTTGAGCGCGGCATCATACCCACCTACCACCTTGATTTAGACCCCCGCCGGCATAAGGTGACCATGCTGGGCGTGCCACAGAAAGAAACGGAATACCTTATCGCTTCGACCGTTCACCCAAGCTACCTCGATGCACTTTATGGATATAACGTAAAGCTGTGGCATATCTTCGCCAATGAGGAGGAGGCAGCGCGGGTGTTGCCACGCGGTGAGTGGATGCTGGCGGGCGGCAGCAGCGTAGGATCACGCTGCATGACGATGGCTCGGTTCCTGGGATACACCAACCTGCACATCTTCGGTATGGACGGCTCGATGACGGAAAAGGATTCGCACACTGCCGAACACCCTAACCGACCGAAGAAAGCGTTTGAGACGGAATATGACGGCGTGAAATATCTCACCACCCCATCCATGCTTCACGTGGCTAAAGAGACGTTTAGCGAACTCGACCAGATGGCCGACGTGAAGGCGACCTTCTATGGTGATGGGCTGATTCAACACATGGCACGCAACTATGTACCCAAAAAACGAAGGAACACCAACATCGCCTTTAATAAACCGGAACTGATTTCAGATGAATACAGGCGGCTGAACCGGCTCTTGCATCAGAGCCATCCGACCTATGGCATGGGTGGCGCAAAACACGCCGGGGTGGTTCAGCAGCTGTCCGAACAGCTTAAAACCACGTCCATCCTCGACTTCGGCTGCGGCAAGGGGATGCTCGCCAAGGCGTTGCCGTTTCCTATTTGGGAGTATGATCCGGCCATTCCAGAAAAGAGTGCCTATCCGAAGTCGGCAGACATCGTGGTATGCACCGATGTGTTGGAGCATATCGAACCCGACAAGATTAATATTGTCCTCGACGAGCTGCGACGGCTGACCAGGAAAGTAGGTTATCTGGTCATCAGCACACGCCCTGCGGTAAAGACGTATTCCAACGGACAGAACACACACCTCATTGTTAAAGACAAAAAGTGGTGGGAAGCGAAACTTGCCAAATTTTTCACCATAGGGTCGGTCATCGAAAAAGAAAAAGAATGCGAATTACATATCGTTGTGTCGCCAAAGACCGAGCCGCAGGAGGCGACCATGACGGTGGAAGGCATTGGCGTGAAGGCGAGCTTCTACACACCGAATGATACAACAAGGTGGCGGGCGCAGACGCTGTTCACCAAAGAACCGAGCACGATAGATTGGCTGCAAACGATCAAGGCAGGCGACGTGGTGTATGACATCGGAGCGAATGTGGGAAGCTACACCATCCTCGCCGGACTGATGGGAGCAAATGTATATGCCTTTGAACCCGAAGCGCAGAACTACGCGCTTCTGGTGCGTAATATGCAACTCAATGGCATCAGACCCAATGCGTACTGCGTGGCATTGTCCGATGAGGAAAAGGCTGGTACGCTGTTCGCAGGACAGCAGGGTGCCGGCGGTGCGTGCCATAGCTTTGATGAAGAAGTGGGGTTTGACTTACAGTTTCGGGAGTCGCCGTTCACGCAGGGCAGCTTCGGAATACCGCTCGACACGCTCGTTGAACGGGGGCTGCCATCACCGAAGCATATCAAACTTGATGTGGATGGCTTTGAGTTTAAGGTCGTCAGGGGGGCGCAAAAGACGCTTGCCAACGGCGTACAGAGCATCCTCGTAGAGGTGAACCCGTCTATCCAGCAGCATCAGGAGATGATTGACCTGCTTGTGTCCATCGGATTCAGCTATGACCCGGAGCAGGTGCGGCGGGCGACACGAAAAGAGGGGACGTTCATGGGATGCGCTGAATATATTTTCATCAAACGCAGCCCGATAGAACAGCATCTTCTCGGCAAGCTAAGGGATGCGAAAGTGATGGAGACGCCGTTCCCACACCTGTATGTCGAAGGCATCTTCCCCGATGATGTGTATGACAGGATGATCAACCACTTCCCTGAAAACTATGAATCCATTGAGAATACCAGGGGCGCCTATGGCTACCCGCTGCGCAGCACCGCCATGCTTAACAGTCCGTTGTGGCAGTCTGTGAAGGACGCACTCACATCAGGGGGGTTGCGTGAAACGCTCTGCCGCAAGCTCGGTGCAGGCGACCCGTCACGGTTTGAGCAAGACGTATTGCTTGTGCGTGACAGGCAGGGTTATCAGATCAGCCCGCACACCGACATCCCCTCAAAGGCGGTGACTGCCCTGTTCTATCTTCCGAAGGACAACAGTATTCAGCAGGAAGGAACAAACATCTATAAGCCAAAGAAAAAAGGATTTGTCTGTAAGACCGGAAAACATTATAGTTTTGACGAGTTCAAAAAGGTCAAAACGATACCGTTCAAAAGAAACAGTCTATTTGCTTTTCTTAGGACGGACAATTCTTTTCATGGAGTAGAACCGTCCGGTCATACACGGGATGTGTTACTCTATAACCTGAAAGTCAATGGCTGAACAACTGACATGTCCTCATTCAAAGTTTTCATAGGATACGATGCGAAGGAGTCGGTGACGATGCACGTACTGATCCACTCGATCATCACCCGTGCCAGCCGTCCGGTAACGATGGTGCCGCTGGTGCGTGAACACCTGTCAGGCGTATTCACACGTGAGCGCAGCCCATCGGAGACGACGGCATTCTCTATGACGCGGTTTATGGTGCCGTACCTGTCCGACTACGAAGGATGGTCGTTGTTTATGGATTGTGATATGTTGATGCGTGCAGACATCCATTCTGTCTTTGACGAAGTAGCCTCGCAGCCGCAGGCTGATGTATATGTCTGTCAGCACAACTATCTGCCCAAGACGACCACCAAGGCCACGGGAGCGCAGACTTCCTATCCCCGCAAAAACTGGTCGTCATTCATGCTGTTCAACAATGAACGGTGTCGGATGCTCACTCCCGATTACGTCAACCGGGCATCTGCATCTGACCTGCATCGTATGGTATGGGCGGATAAGATCGGCTCATTGCCGCTCGAATGGAATTGGCTGGTGGGTGAATATGAACATAATGATATGGCTAAAAACCTGCATTACACTCTTGGCGCACCGTGTTTTGCTAATTATGCGTCATGTGACCATAGTGATGAGTGGATTAAAGAGATGACGGAGATGGAGACGCCGGCGCCGGCGCACCTTAGAATGTAAATGTTTGCGTGCTATGTTTTTTGATATTGTTTCACGAAATGGCAATGGCATCCGCCTGAATCGGGAGGCGGCGATGCTATACCCGCCGTTTGAACGGCTGCTTGCAGACGAGCATCTCGGCGATACCGCCTTCCGGTTCGTGTCGCTGGTGTGCGACTACCGAAGCCCCCTGCGTCATTATCCGCAGAAAGACCGCCTCGAAAAAGCCATAGATATTTTATATGGCGCCGCATTTGACAGCCGGCTGCTGGACACGCCTGTCGTGCGTGAGGCGATGGATGCTTATGACCAGCTACAACGGGATGCCGACTTCAATAACTACTATGCCCTCGAAGAGAAATGTGCCGAAATTGCCCGGTTCTTCAACGAAACAGAGGTGTCTGCCGAATCCATTGAATTACTCGAAAAGGCGGGAAAGACACTCAAGACACTGACCGACATGAAAACCACCTTAAAGGAGATTGTCTTTGCCAAGGTAGAACGTGAGGATGCCATCACCGGCGTCCGTGCCGGCAAGACACTGTCGTTTGCTGAAAAGAAATTTATCGCCCAATGACCAAGCGAATGGCTCGCAGAAAGCGGGAGCGTCCGTCGCCGCCGCCGTTGCCGCCGCCCTTACCGGCGACGCCGCATCGTGCCTATCAGCCGATCCTCACCGATGGCATCCCGAACCTCGACCCGGAAAGTAAGTCGTATGATGACTATTGGAATCAGGTTTGGGACTGGTGTCTGAACGGATACCAGCCGCCAGGACACAGTAAAATAAGCGGCAAGTATTTTTTCCATCTCAACTTTTGGAAGATCAGCCGTCAGCCGTTTGTGTTTGACGGACGCGTATCTGCCAATAAAATCGTCGCGCTGCCTCTGTATCGTCGTTTTGACCATGAGTTTTCCGAGCATCTTGAGGGGTGTCTTGCGGATGGCGTGAACTGCATCGTGGGCAAATTCAGGCGCGCCGGAGTGACAGATATATGTATGTCATGGCTGGCACATGACCTGTTGTTCTATCCAAAGAATCAGTCGGCATTTGCCGTGCCGGAGGAGAAATATCAACTGCTTACGATGCCAAAGCTGTATACCGGACTTCAATACCTTCCCAAAGAGATATATCAAAATATGCTCTACGACAATGCCGAGCAGATGCAGTTTGGGTTTATCCACAAGGACGAGATGGGCAATGAGGTTGTCGGCGGAAGTCAGTCTATTCTGTTTAAGAAGATTTTCACCAAAGCCGGCGTGCTAAAGGGATCGTGGCTCAAGACGCTGCTCATTGACGAGGTGGGTGAGTTTTCTCGTAAGCCGACGCTGCGTCAGGCCTATTGGGAATCGGTGGATTGTGTTCAGGAGGCAGGGCGGCAGAACGGCATCATCATCCTGGCCGGCACCTCTGATAAAATCAATAACCCGACGGCAGACTATGAGGTAATGTGGTATGAGCCGGAAGCCTTCAACCTGCGTCCGTTCTTTATCCCTGACACCAAATGGCATTATGTGTCTAAACAAAATAAAGACGGACATTATGCATTTGACTTTACAACGGGCGAGTCGCTCGAACAGGAGGCCAGTGAAGATATAGACCACCATATACAGCTATTGAGCCAGTTGCCGGACAAAACAGACTTGTATAAGTACATGCAGAACCATCCGCGCACGCCGGGTGATATGTTCATTGTCACCACGGAAGGGTCATTGGATATCATCAGAGTCAATGAACGGATTCGGGCAATATCCGATGACCCGATGGCCAAAAACTTTGTTCAGCACGGACGGCTCGAAGAAGATGACGGGGAGGCATATAAGGTCACCGGCGGCATCCGTTTTGTCCCAGACCAGTCCGGACGTTTTCATATCACACTCCATCCGATCAATCATCTGTACCGTCAGGCCGACATCATTGGCGTGGATGACTATCAGAAAGACAAGACGAACTCGTCGCCATCAAAGGGCGCCATCGTGGTCTATCGCCGTTACATCGGCGCCGACCAGCCTTGTAAGATACCGGTGATGACGTATTGGTACCGTCCGCCCAGCCTGCGGGAGTTTTACAGTGATGTGTTAAAGGCGGCTCGTTACTATTCGGCAGAGGTCGCCTTTGAGATGAACGTCAATCAGGCAGAGCTATCGCCACCCTACGAGTTCTTTAAGTCTAAAAATGCGCTGGGATACCTGAAACGCTATCCATTGGTCATGGGTAAAATAGTACGTCCGGCCGAAGCCTTCGGCTATCAGGTTCGGGGTTCAGAGATTGCCATAACCGACCTAAAGCTGAATGACTTCATCTCGTCTCCCGAGATAAACAACGTGTACGACATACAGTTTCTGAATCAGCTTGCCATCTGCGGGCGACCAAACACCAACACAGACATTATCTCGGCGTTTCGCATCTGCCTGTTGTATGACCAGGACATGAGCTATCGTCCTGCGACGAAGGTGATGAGCAATGAAGACCTGATACAATCCAACGTATTGCCGGACGACCGGCATGTACGCAAGCCAATCACCAGTTTTTCTTTCGGGATAAAAAACGGCAAGCCGGCACCGAACTTTACATCACCACACAAGGGGAAGTTTATTTGGCAGGATTTACTTCGTCGCCGATACGGAATGACGAAGTGATTTCTTTTTCCATATTACGGAAAAAAGATTCGCCGCTGTTTCCTTTTGGAATGGCCTTGTCTTGATTGCGAATCATGACCGACTCAAACTCTCTGCCCATGATGCTTTTCAGGTCTTGCGCCATAGACTCACGGGCGGTGATGACGTCGCCTGTCTTATGCTCATGATATATCCGCTCCCGTTCCTCGGCCTTATATTCTTCATAAACGACCTTCATCTCCATCAGACGCAACGGCGTGATGCGGTCTCCAAACACTTTCAGACGCTCGTCGTGCTGATGGCTGCTGATGAAGTCAAAGAAATGAACCACATCCAACATCGTCCACGTCGGCTCGCCGGTGAGAATCTGATAGGCAAACTCGGCCGGCGTGGCATCCCCTTTTAATCCGTTGTTCTCTAACCACGTCCTGGCAACGGATGCGACAACACGTGCGACGTCGCCGACAGGCACCTTCTTTTTGATCGAATACAGCGTCGGCTCGTCACTCTGTAAGATGTATCGTGCAGACAACGATGACCGTATTTCTACCAGCGACCGGACATCACATTGTTCCAAAGCGACTCTCAATTTCCTGGTTAATGATTCTGTTTTTTTCGGATGAAGATTTTCTTTTTGCGGCAGCATAGATAATATCGAATTGACTGTCAATGTTTTTTAGGGTTAGGTGGTCATATACCCACGGATTCAGTGTTTTGATATGATTCAGAAAAATAGTGAGCATATCCACCGATGAGTCTTTGCCCCATTCAATGTTTGCCTCGCGACACTTGTTGCGTATCTTGCACATAAGCCGTTTGAGCGCAGTCGTTTCACCATTGGAGAAACTTGGGGCGGTGCCTTTCTCCCGTGCATAGTATTTGAACCAGGTGTCCACATAACTTTTCCAATAGTCCATGGTATCATCCTTGCCAAAAAGCATCAGATGCAACTCGGTGGTAAACTCAACGTCTGTTTTCGTGGCACGCAGACGGGGTATATCCACGTTATTCAAATTGATTTGAAAACGGCTCTTTTTTAATCCCACGGTTGATGGATTTTGTTTTAATGTTCCATTTTTTTTTCAGAACAGACAACAGTGATGAGGTTACGTTCTTTTTGCAGGAAGAACATACATATACCCCGTCAGACACTCTTTTATACTCTGCATTACAGCAAGGAGTTCTGTGTTCCATATACATTTTGTTTTAACAAAAATATGTAACATGGTTATTGATGTATCCGTGTTGGGTGATGATGACCTGATTGTATTCTATAAGCTGTTGATAGTCAGCAATTATTTTTTTTACATATCGGACGGTAGATTTTGAGCCAGAGGTGGTCAGAAAAAACAAGTTAGCCCCCCTACCCCCCGGTTTAAGGATGCTAACTTCTTTTTTCTGACCTCTGTCGTCGTCATGTTCATCATCACATCGTCCGGTGAGTTTCTCGCCGTCGGTTTGGCTGACGGAAGGAATACAAGTTTTAGAAAAACCCATCTCCGTCATTTAACAGGATACGCCTCGCCTTGAGTCGGCTTAACTGTTCTTTCAAGCTGCATACAGCGTCCACAGCTATTGCATATGGCAATGCGATTGCTATGTCTTAATTCGCTGTTTCATTTTCCATGCGGCTTTTAGATTGGCAAGCTTTGATTTTTCAGAGACACTTTTTTTGAAAGCCAATGGATTGATGGATATTTTGTGGGAATTTATTTCCCGCATAATGCTTTCCCTTTTATCTTGATACTGCGTTGATTTTATTATTCGGTCGTAGTTGATTGTCTTGTTCATGGCTGAACGGCATGTTTTGACAAGCAATCTGAAATAAGAAAATCCGGGCGCCCCCTTTCATTTCCGAGCAAATCACAATTAAAAGAGCAACTTGTAGGCTCTTTTCCCTTACGGCGCCCGAATAATCTCGCTGTATGGTAAACAAAGGTAAGTGCCTTTCTTTCTTATTTCCAATAGTAGCAGACACATATTTATTTTTGTAATATGTATTTTGCCAAAACATAGTCTCTATTTTTGCTTTCATAATACAGATGATCATGCAGGCTTCCGGTCAAGTTGATTATGATGTTCCATATCCTGCGAGTGACCCTAAGTGGAACACCGTTAGGCGTATTCTTGAGTCATTATTACGCGGTGGGGATGGAGCGTCCGTTTTTATCAAAGACCGAAGCCGGCAATATATTCGTGTTGTAGCGTCACGCATTGGAATATCTGTGGTGTCTCGGCCGGAGACCAAAAACGGACAGCGCGGGTATCGGGTATGGGTATACAACCCGAACAAAGAGTATCAGGTGGAGTATGGGGTGCCGTATCCGGAAGACCGGTTTAGCCATCGTCTTTATGGACGGTGGGTGTCCTTGTTGATGGGGATGAAAGACGGTGAATGTGTTTTTGTATCAGTTGCAAAAATAAGCCAGGTGGCAAGCGTGCGTGCCGGCGTGCTTTTAGCAGCGAAAAATATTGCAAAGAGATACGATAAACACGTAATGGTAAAGGTGATGAAGGGGGAAAGAAATGGCATTGTTGGCGTGTACGTTATTCTGGTGGGTAGCAATAACGGCAAATGATGTGGTTTTTAACAATGGATTTATACGGACGAAACCATTCCGTTTCCGTTTGAACCGATAAAGGGACGCTCGCATCTGCTGGCGAAGTATTTTAAGATTCAGGTGTATAATTCATGTTGTGTCGCATCGGAAGCTGCAATGAATGATTCGGTGAGAAGCAGCTTGTCTTTCAGGTATCGTGAGTAGTCGCGGTATTTTCCTCCGACGTCTGAATAGGTGGTGTATTGTATCGCTGCCATAGGATAACAGACCTCGACACGTGTTCCTCCTGTGCCAAGCACGCGGTCAAGATGGTGCCGGTCGGTATTGATATTGAGAAAGGCATCATAGAAACACGCATTGACCATGTAGCATTGTAGCCCAGAGAAGCTGGATACAAGTCGTCCATTTTTGATTTTTCCAAAGTAGATTCCTGCGGTATAAATATCAAATGTATCCGGTTTTTTTGACAAGTAATATTGATAGGCGCCTTTACATGTAAACCGCACGTCATCTTCCATGATGATGACATACGGCATCTTTGTTTCTTTCGCATGTCGGACAATCTGCTGATGTGACAGGCGGACGGATATCCATGTTTTGTGTGCCGGTATCGGCTCCCAGAAGCGGTAATCAAATCCTTGTGCCTGTGCCTCTTGTTTGAACAGACGTTCACGATCTGTTCTGGCGGCGAAGTGGATGCAATGAACCATGTGGACAAAGATATTTCAGTACATTTGTTGTGTATCTATTTTTGTGAACCGTGGCATCAGAAAATAAGACGGCATCTATTGGCATAGGCGGGGCATCGCTTCCAATGTACTATGTTCCTGAACGAAAGTATCGTAAGCGGTGGATTCGGCAGATGCTTGACCATATCAGCAGCGATGATGCCATTGCGCTAACGCGTCCACACAGAAGACTTTATCAGAGGTACTACGACCTGTTCAATGATATTTTTGATTTAGACGAGTATAAATATGTTTGGGCGACGTTTGGCGATGTGAAGCCGATGACGTTCACCAATTATCCGCTACTGAATCCCATCATCAACTATATCGTAGGTCAGTTTCAGAGTCAGCCATTGGCTTTTTCTGCGTATAAGGTAAATTCCAATGCCGTGAGTGAGCGGCTTGATCTTGAGGCTGAGTTGTTGTTTCTTAAAATGATAAAGCCCTATTGGGATAAGTTTCAGGAAGCGACCGGGATGGAGTTGACGCTGGACGAGCGTATGGAGGTGTTGCCCGATGACATTAAGACGTTCATGTCATATGACTATCGTGACCTTCAAGAAAAGACCGTTACCGATGGATTAAAATATATTCTTGCGAAGCATAATGTGCAGAGTCAGTTTGCGCAGATGTTGTACGACCTTATTATTACCGGCGACACGTTTGGGTGTATCGAGTACATTGACGGTGACCCGGTGCCGATGCGGCGCGATCCGCGTGTGATGATTATTGACCGTCCGTCGCAGGAATTTGTCTATTCAATCATTGGTCAGGACTGGCATCCGCAGTACGGGTTTGAGGAGAGATATATGAATCTCCAGGATGTCCTGTATGAGTACGAGTATTACATGACCGATGAGGACAAGAAGAAGGTCAAGGACAACGTCAACAATTTTATCCTGTATGGAGACAGCTTTTTCGGAAACACTTCTTCGTGTAAGTATTATTACACAGACAATAGTGGAGTCAAGATTAGGGTGTTGTCTGGTCATTTTTTAGCAAGAAACAATGTGGCGTTTCCTTCCGAGTTCAATGAAGCGACCGGTGAGCCTGTTTCGTCTGAGGATGGCAGTTACACCGAGTCGGTGGACATCATGGATGTGTATGAGGGGGTTAAAATTGGCGCCGATGTTTATTGTAAGATGCAACGTAAGAAAAATATCCTGCGCGATGCCGGCAATTACCGGAAGGCACAGGTAGATTATTTCGGGGCATTTACCCGTTTTGGGTTGTATTCCAAATGCTATCAGTTGCAGATACTGTATAACATCATCATGTCGCACATTGAGTTTGCTGTCAACCAGGCGGGCGGCAAGGCGATCACAGTGTACCTTGACGACATCCCCGTTGGAGATGGTGGGCGTCCGGAAGATAAGCTGACCGAACTGGCGTATCAGATGAAGGTGCAGGGGTTTATCGTCAAACAGAGGAAGGAGGGGGCGCCGCCATCGGGATACCATGACGATTATCAGCAGGTTGATTTTGGTATGTCAAGTACCATCATCAATCTGATGCAGTTTAAGGTTATGATTGAACAGACAGCGGCTCGGATGACCGGGGTGTCGCCGGATCAGCTTGGGTTCACCAACCCGTATCAGACGGCTCGGGCGACGGAAAGCAATCTGGTACAGGGGAACACCGTGTTGCAGCCTATTTACTTTGTGATGTCTAAGGTTATTGAGCAGGCGTTACAGAAAACAGCCGAAGCGATGAAGATTGTGTGGAAGGAAAATGATGTCCGTAATTTTGTTATGGGCGATATGGGGCTGAATATTTTACAGATCGCCGAAGAGTTTTCGTTGTGTGATTATGGTGTTTTCTGCCGCAATTCATACGACGACCAGCAGAAGATGAATTTTTACATGTCTATGGGTCAACAGGTACTGGCCACGGATGCCACCATGATTAAGGAGATCATTAAAATGAGCAATGCCGGGTCAGCCATTGAAGCTGAAAAAATTCTCGAAAACGGTATTGATGCCATTCGTCAGTTGCAGGCTATGCGTGCCGAGCAGGAATCTCGTAACATGGAGATGATGGCACAATCAGAGGCAGAGAAGATACGGCAGAAAGACGTGGCATCACAACGGTCGGCCGAGTCGGAGATTGAAGGCAGGAAGATTGCTGCTGATGCGGTTATTCGCAGCGCTATTATCCGCAAGGAGGGTATTGAGAATGTTCAGGACGCAAAACGTGAGCAGTCATTGGATGAGCGTTTAATGGACTCCATGTCAACAGAGAAAGAAAAAGATCAGCTATAATCATGAGACTGTTTTGGTCTGTTTTATTTCTTGTTATCTTCATAAATGCCGATGCGCAAGCAATTTCTTTGTTGTTTCGGCCGCTGAAAGTTTCTTTTGGTGGCAAGAAATCGTGGTGGTACAAGGAAACAGTTGTGAACATTGATAAGGATGTGGACGCAGGATCACAGGTTATTGATTCTGTGTTTCAAAAGAATAGTCCCGGTGGTGAGTGGTCAAATACTCGACCGCAGTTCATTACGGTCTTTGACTGCAACGATTTTGATGCTTCCGTCTATCATGGAGCCATTGAAGTATGCAATGACATAGACGACAACTGCAATGGACAGGTTGACGAGTGGCTGGCTGTTGCAACATATTACTCCGATGTGGACGGCGATGGATACGGCAACCCATCTTATCCGGTTCAAGACTGTATGCAACCCGACGGCACAGTGACCAATTCCGGCGACTGCGACGACAACAATGTGTTAGTCCATACGCCGCTCACTTATTATGTGGACGGCGACCTTGATGGCTACGGCAGCATTTTGACATGGCTCTGTTCGGCTTCTGCGCCGGAAGGGTATTCAAACTTCAACGGTGACTGTAACGATAGCAATAACTCTATCAATCCAGCCGCCGCAGAGCAGTATAACGGCATGGATGATAACTGCGACGGGGTCATTGACGATGGATTTTGGGTGACCAATCCGTTAATCAATGGCTTCTGCAATGAGCTTGTCCAGTGGGACAGGCAGCATGTGGATATAAGCATGTACTCATTGCCGTTCATGAATAACTATCTTGCCTTGCATCCGCAATGCGGTACATTCACCAACGGCATTGCCAACCAGCATTTCATCTATCAGGGAACATCTACCGGATCAGGCATGAACTTCATCGGATGTTCACCGTTCCCGAATCAGACACAAAAGACATGTGATAATACTCCGGTCAAAGACTGTAACGCCGACGGTAACGGCTGCTATGGTCATGGCTTTGACTACTATCCTCAACTGTGCCAGTTCTATGGACAGAACGGGATTAGTCTATTGGTGAACATCAATCCCTATGTTAAGGATTGGACGACGCAGAAGAAGTACATTGACATCCCGTTGAGCTATGGGGTTCATGTGACGGGAGTAGTGTATGGATGCGAACTCGCTGTGCCGTCATGGTACGCCAATAGTTACTACTATCCCGGTGGCGTGTCAGAATATGTTCAGCAGTTTAATAAGCTGGTTGATTCCGTCCACAAATACTTTTCAGGCATACCTGTTCTGGTGTGGTTTAGTGGTATCTGGGATAATAAAGGGTATAACAAGACGTGGTGCGACGGTATCACGGGCATACATGCCGACGGCTATGCGCCGTATGGCGAGAGTCAAAACATCACAAACGAAATAATTCCTTCGGGCGAGACGGAAAGCCAAGCCGTTGACCGGGTATTGAAGTTTGAGTATTGGCTGACTGAGTGGGAGAATAAGGTCTTTGCGAAACTCGGACGTAAACCGGTCAACTTCCTCACAATGGGAACTAACCCGAATGAATCCGCTACCGGATTCAGTTTTCTTGGCTCCATGCAGACGGAGTATCAGTTGTATTGTTTGCAGTTTGATACATCCGGCATGATTCAGTCATCGCAGGAATACCGGACAAGGACTTATACGCTGAACAAGTCCACGATGACCAAAGACGTGCTGATCCGTATGAAGCGCGGAGAAATGTATGCGCAGCCATCGGTGAAAGAAAAGGTGGAAACAGGCAACCCGAAGATTGTGGCATGGCGGTTCACGTATGCCGACGGCGCTTCGATTACTGAGGTATTAAACTTTAGCGATGAAATTTTTATTGTGGATGGCAGTGTAGAGGGGTGGTCGGTGAGTAATCTACTAA